ACGCTGTAAGGATGGTTTTTGCAAAAGCATTGAGAAATGGGCAGGGTCCAACTTTGCAACTGATCAGTACCACAAACAATAAAACACCCGCTCAGCTCATTATCGGCGACTTGTCGTAAAAATCTAAATTTAAATTTAAAAACTTTTGACTTTTTCGTTGAGAAGTTCGTAGTAAAACAAGATTTTTTAACTGTAGAACTTATTAGAAGTGATGATAATAATTTAGATGAAGAAGAAACAGATATGAATGCTACAATTTTATCTTCCGTAGCAGCACACTCAGCAGGAGGAACTCCAGTAGAGTTAGTTATGGCAGCATCAAATTAATGAAAATATCTCTTAAGGATAATCCGGAACTAGATAAAAATAAAATTACTAGAAAATTTGCTAATTCTTGTAATTGTGGAAGTATAACAATTGCTTATAAATTACCAAAAAAAATAAGTAAAGAGATAGTACCACTAATTCATAAATTGGGAAAGCCGGCATTTGATTTTAATAAAACCTCTCTATTAAAAGTAGAAAATAATGATTTTTCAATTACAGCAATAAATCGTTTAAAGGATATTAAAATAACACTTAAGAAAAAATCTGCTATTATATATCTTGATGAGTTTGAATCTATTATTTTAGAGTATGTTAAAGCATAAAATGGGAGATAATTTGAAGAAAGAAATTGAATTTGCTACTTTACACTGTCATTCTAATCTAGGTTCTATGAAAGATGGGTTATCTGACATAAATGAACTTTTTGATAAGGTAAAAAGTTTTGGACAAAAGTCAGTGGCATTAACCGATCATGGCTATTTGGCAGGATTTTACGATGCCTTTCAAGCCTATAAGAGAACAGGTGTGAAGTTTATTCCTGGAAATGAAATATATTTTGTTCATTCCCTTGAGCCAATAAAATCGAAAACAAAAAGAAGAAAATATGAAAAAAGAAAACATCTTACCTTATTGTGTAAAAATGAAAAAGGTTATAGAAATCTTCTTAAAATGAATTTTGAGTCATTTAAAAATTTCCAAGTTACAATGGGAAAGGTATATCCAAGAACCGATTGGAATCTTTTAGAGAAGTATTCAGAGGGAATTATAGCAACAACAGGTTGCTCAAATAGTCCAGTAAATTGGTTTTTAAGACAAGGAAATTATGAAGATGCTGAAGAGGTTGTAAAGAAACTTAATAAAATTTTCAAAGATAGGTTTTATGTAGAAATTCACGCACATCATATTGATGTTGAAAGTGAAAATAATCCGCCGATAAAACAAAAAGAACTTAATGAAGCTTTAATAGAAATTTCTAAAAAATATAATATTCCTTTAATGGCTGCCACAGATACACATTATATTGATAAAAGAGCCGCAGACTATCACGATGTTATGCTTGCCATTAACTCAAAGAAACCAGTTGATGACCCAAATAGGCATAGGTATGGAATTAATGAGTTTTATGTTAAAGATGGAAGGCAAGTTTATTCATTTTTTAACGAATATTATGGTGAAGAAATAGCAAAAGAGGCAGTCGAAAACACTATAATTATTTCCGATAGTTGTGAAAATCCAGATTATATGGAAAATAAAGGAAACAGGCTTCCTGAATTTCCTGTTTCAGAAGAAAAAGACTATGATGAATTTATTAAATGGAAAACAGAAAGAATAGAGAAAGAAGAGCTTAAAGAAGCTGATTCAGAGGCTTTAGGTTATATGAGATATAAATGTCTTAAAGGCTTCTTAAAAAAATATGGTCATTTAAATAATGAAGATAGAAAAGAGGTTTGGAAAAGAGTTTTAAAAGAGCTTAAAGTTTTGGAAGGCAATAATTTTTCTTCTTATATGTTAGTTGTTGCTGACTATATTAATTGGGCAAGAAATAATGGAATTCTTGTAAGCCCAGGCCGAGGGAGCTGTGGCGGATGTATAGTAGCATATTTGCTTGATATTCATTCAGTTGATCCTATAAAATTTGATCTTATTTTTGAAAGATTTCAAAATAAATGGAAAAAAGATCTTCCAGATATTGATACAGATTTTACATCTGCTGGAAGAGACAAGGTAAAAGAATATGTTATTCAAAAGTATGGAAAGGACAAGTGTGCTCAAATATCAAATATAAATACATATACTCCTAAAAATGTTATTCCAGATTTAATAAAATCAATGAGAAATGTATTACCTAATTTAATTGCTCCAGGCGAGAATTATGTTACTGTTTCTAATAAAATTAGAGCATCAATTCCAGATAAAAATAATAACAATGATAGGGTTTCAACAATAGAAGAGGCTCTAGAAATTTCCAAAGATTTTGCTAAATTTGCTGAACAGGCGCCAGAAGTTATAGAGTATGCTTCAAAAATTGTTGGAAATCCAAAAGATTATGCTACGCACGCAGCAGCAATGGTAATTTCAGATATTCCATTAGTGGATTTTATTCCATTGAGAGTTGATAAAAATGGATCTGTCGCTGTTCAATATGATAAAAAACGTAGTGAAATGAATGGTCTTGTTAAAATGGACTTCTTGGCTCTATCAACTTTGGATGTTCTTGACGAAACGTTTAAGAATATTAAAACACTTCATAATAAAGGAATTTCTAAAATGGAAGATATTCCTTTAGATGATGAAGAAACATATGAAATGCTTCAAAAAGGTCACACAAATTGTGTTTTCCAACTTGGCCAGTCTGGAACAATGGTTGCCCTATGTAAGTATATTAAACCAACAGATATTCTTGACATAGCAATCATTAATGCCCTTGGAAGACCATCTTCTGCGGAAAAAGATAAAATTACAAATAAAAATGAAAGACAGGTGTATATAGAAAGGCGTCGCGGAATATCTAAAATAACTTATATTCACCCTAGTTTGAAAAAAGCACTTAGTTCTACTTATGGATTATGTATTATGGAGGACCAGTTAATGGAGGTTGCCAAATATGTAGCTGGTTGGGACTTAAATAAAGCAGACGCTCTTAGAAAAATAACTAAAGATAAAGATAAAAATAGTGATTTAATGCTTAAAACGGAAGCAGAATTCGTGGCAGATTCTATGAAATTTCATAATATGCCTCACGAAACAGCTCAAGAGATATGGGATAAGGTAATTAAGGTGTTTAGTGGCTATGGTTTTAATAAAGCTCACGCCGTTGCTTATTCTATAATGGGATATTATACTGCTTATCTAAAAAGACATTATCCTGTCGCATTCTTGGCAGCATATTTGAAAGTTGTAACTAATAAAAATGCTGCCAGTAGAGAAGAAAAAGTAAATATTGCTAAAAGAGAATGTAAAAGATTTAATATTAAAATTATTCCACCTGATGTTAATCAAAGCTCTGCTGGTTATGAAGTTCTAGATAGCAGTACAATTGTTATGGGTTTTGAAGCAATAAAAGGCTTAGGAGAAAAAGCTATAAATTCTATAGTTGAAAATCAGCCATACTCTTCTTTAGCAGAGTTTTTCTATAAAACAGATGGAAGAGTTGTTAATAAGTCAAAAATGGAAGCATTAGCTAAAGCGGGATGTTTTAATTCTTTAAATTTATGTAGGAAAGACGTTCACGATTTTTCTAAAAAGAATAGAGCAAAAGTTAATACTTATGTTAAAAGTAGAGATGGTTATGCTGGTGAATTAACTTTTGATGATTTATCCTTGTTTCAAGAAAATCAGGAATGGTCTGATACTCAAATGTTAAGATATGAGCAAGAAGTTCTTGGAGAATTAGTGTCTGGAAGTCTTAAGGATTTATTTCCGGGTTTTTTTACAGATGATTATCACGTTACTCCATTATCAAGACTGAAAAGTTTGCCAGATAGAGAGCATATTTTTGTAGAAGTTTTAATTAAAACTAAACTTAGAGAATTTAAAATTAAACGGGGCAAATATATTGGTCAGCCTATGATAAAGTATCAGGTAGAGGATATGTATGGAACAAATTCTGAGATGACCGTAGCACCGTTTTGGCCTGAAACATTTAAAAAAGCAAAAAGTAAAATAAAAGAAGGATTTCCTATAAAGGCCAAATGTCAAGTTAGTGAATTTAATGGGTTTAAATCAATAATGCTTAGAGAAATTACAAAAGTCTATTGACATATGATAGGAAATCGGTATATTAGGAGTTAGAATATGAAATGTATAACGTGTGAAACAGAGTTATTAGCATCGTTTAAGCACGCAATAGCGACAAATCAATGTCCTGCCTGTGGCGGTTCTATTATGGATGAAGAAGCAATGGCGACAATTGAGGATGTAAAGAGAACTATCGCTTCGGAAATAGCAATTCGTGAGGAATCCGCTCATAAGTTAGCTATGGCGTTGGTTGTTAAATATGGAATAAATGCCTCTGGAATTGAGTCTAATTATCAAATTTCCAATTCTCCTTCACTAAGTAAAAGGCAAAATAAAATATTAAGTCCCACCGCTAAGCTTATTAAGGACTCAGAAAATAAGCAGGATGTAATTTCAGCTGATTCTTTTCAAAAAGAAGGAATTTCAGAGGAAGAAAGGGAAAAAATGATGGTCGAGGCGGTAAATAAGAAATATAATACTGTTGAAAGTATTGCTTTACCTGATGATGAGTTTGCCTCAAAGGAGGCACTTCCAGAAGACTCTTTATTTTCTGAAGGAGCAAATAATCCTATTTTAGAAAAATTAACAAAAGCTAGAAAGTCGCAAAACCAACAAGCATTGGGTGGTGGTGGCGGACTTGTTCGCAGGAAATAATATGAAAAGAATTATTGATTTTAAATCAGTAGATATGACAGAAGAAGAATATGACTACTATAAAAAACTAGTAGCCGAGTTTACTGTTGGAAATTATGATGGTAAAAATCAGTTTAAAAATATTTTCGAAGTGGACGGAGATGGTTGTTTAACACAAGTTCAATTACCTTTAAAAAAAAAGGTGAGTTGGGCAGTAATATTTTTTCTTCAAAATTTAATGATTAATCAGAGACTTAGGCGTATGGAAAAATGGGTAAAGGAGCAAAATAATAATGAACAATAATGATAAAGAAATTGCTACTTTGGGTGAAGAGTTAGAGAAATTTGATCCTTCAAATATAGATTTAACTGAATTTAAAAACATCGCAAGTAAAATACCAAAAGACAGTAGTATTCCTTTACAAGTAGCTGAAAATCTTGCTATGGTATTTTTAAGAGCTGCCGACAGGTGTAGTGAAATTCTTTCTCATTTAACGTGGGTAGAGCAAAAATGTAAATCAGATAAAGTTGCTGAGTTTTCTAAAGCAGTTTTAAAAGCCAAAGAAGAGGAGCCTAGAATGGCTGTTTCTTTGGCGGAGCATAAAGCAAAATGTAATTCTAATTATTTAGAAGCAGTTGACAGGTGTTTAAAAGCAGAAGCTGCCAGAAGATGGTTTGATGGAAAATATGAAATCTTTTTAAAAACTCATCAAATGATGAAAGAAAGGCTTAGGAGTGAAACAAAACATCAATATTCTTCTGGGTTTAATGAATCTTCAGGACACGAAAATACAATGAAATTTGGAGAAACAGATTGGAAGTAAATGAAATGACAATAAAGCCTATCTATCGGGTCTGTCTTAAGCAGACAGGATATGCTGATGACACAAAAGTTAAACAAAATAAGCTATTTATTATAGTAAGTAAAAATGGAAATAAGCCTAAATTCGAAATAGCGGATGGCTACGTATATGGAATAGGCTATTACACTTATGATGTCGACAAACTCCCTTCTAACGTACTCTTAGAAGAGGAGTGGATTCCACTAGGTGAGGTTGAGAAAATTTCAAATTTAACATTTAATAAATAAATGTGTTGGAAATATAGAAAGGCATAACGCCAAAAATTAACAGTGCCCATTAATGTACAAGGAGTACCAGGGCAAAAGGAGAACAAATGGCAGAAGTAAAATATGGTAAAGTAGAATGGGAAGAAGGAGACGTTTCAACTCCGAGTGATTTTATGAATTTGGTAGAAGGAGACAACGATGTAAGAGTTTTCACAAAGCCCTTTCAATTTCACGTTGCTTGGGTGAAAGACTCAACCGGAGCACCTCGTAAGGTTAAAAGTTCAGTTCATAATTGTCCCTTAATGAAGCGTGGAGAGAAAGTTCAAACAAGATGGTATGTTGGAGTCTTAGATAGAAAGTCTGATATACCAAAAATCCTTGAAATTTCAACTCAGGTTTATGTTGGTATTAAGAATTTGGTCACAAATTCTAAATGGGGTCCAATTGAGAAGTATGACATTAATATTAAAAGAGGTCCGAAAGGCTCACAGCCTCTTTATACCGTTTTTCCATACCCATCTACTGATTTAACAGCAGAGGAAAAAGTGATGATTGAGAGATTTAACGAAAAAGTTGATTTAGGAAAATTCACTCAACCTCCAACTCCCGAGGAAGTTGCTGAAAAGCTAACTCAATTGGGACTCTCCGTTCCCGGAGGAGCTTCTTCTGGGCAGGCAAGTGTAAAAACATCAGCAACTGATGAAGACTTTACATTTGATGATGATTTAACAGATCTATAATATAATAAAACATAACCCCGGTAAATCACCAATTAATTTCCAACACAGATTTGCTGGGGTTATTTATTATAATATCAATTAATTAAGGAACAATATGGAGCATAAAACTCTGGAAATAGGAAACCATAAAGTAGAATATTTTAATTCCAATCCATCGCGAATGGAAAGTAAAGTTTTATTTGATGTTAATAGTATAAGTCAAAAATTAATATTTTCAGTTATGAATATAACTCATAAATATGGAATAGGCTGTAGTGCCCCCAAATTTAAGGGAATTGATGATCAAGAGATGACATTTTTGCTAAGCGAAGTAATATCAGATTGTGATGACACTAATGTCTATTTAAACAGATTTGAATCTTGTTTGGATGAAATTGATAAGTTTAAATCTTATTTAGAAACTCAGCTTAATTTTGACAAGCTAGATTTAAGTATGTTTAATGATATTATTACTTATGATGTATTTTTAACTGAATTAGCTTCAGTAAAAGATCAACATTATGATGGCTGTTGGGATGCTTTTAAAGCATCTATGATTGATTCTGGCAAACTTGATGAAGCTAAAATTCTTGGAGTTTGTAAAAAGTTTGAAGAAGTTAATAAGAAAGATTTGGCTTTAATTGGTTATAAAGTTGAGGATTTATTAACAGCTTATTATGAGCACGACCTATCTTCAAATTCTGATATTAAAAATTAGGAGAAAATATGTCAAAAAAGAAAGTAAAAACTTCTGTAAAAAAGAAGGCAAAAGGTAAGAAAACTGTGGTTAAGAAAACAGCCCCTGAAAAAAGGCTAACTGTTGCTCTTGAAAATAAAGAAAAAGTTCCGGTAAGAAAGCTGACTGGCGTTGTTCCCGTTTCTTCTTTAGGTAAAAAAGGCGATATTGTTGGTCAGAAAGATTATGAAACTATTAAATTAGAGGATGATAATAAAAGACTTAAAAAGCTAGTCGCGTTTTATAGAGCAAAAGTAGAGAATGCTGATAGGTATAATTCTCTCGTTGAAGAAGAAATTAAGTCCTTAAGAAATAGAATTAAGTTTTTAACTGACCTTAATAGTGAGGTCAATTCCGTATTAGAAAAGTTTTTAAACTCTGATATGGCAAATATTGATAAATCTCGTAATGAGCTTGTCGATGATTTATTAGGTGTATTTGGCGAAAGTTATAAAAGCCAAGGCAGCAAGAAAGCTTATGCTGAATTAAATTCAGTTAAGGATGTTTTTGAAGAAATTAAAAATTATTATTTAAAATAGTATGGCTAAAAAATCTCGCTCACGACGACCAAAAGAAAGAATAATTAGAATTAGAAGAAAAACTAAAAAACCTACTATATTGGGAATAGACTGTAGTTCTTCAACTATTGGTTGGGGTCTTCTAACATTAGAAAAAATGCCCAAACTTGTTTCTTATGGTCATATAAAACCACTAGAAGCAAAAAAGGGAGATATAATTACTAGACTTTCAAATACATTCAATAGAATACAGGGACTTGTCTCTGACCTAGATCCTTCAGTTATTTATGTAGAAGAAATAAAGAAAAGTTTTAAAAGAGGTATGTCTTCCGCACAAACAATTACTGTGTTAGCTGGCTTTAATAGAGTTACTTCAGTTGCCGCGAGTTTAGTTTCTAACAAGGAGATTAAATTTATAAATGAATCAACTGTTAGAACAAAGATTAAGGAACTTCTATCACTAGGTAAAAAAATTGAAAAAGATGAGGTTCCTTCTATCATAGTTGAACATTTAGATAAGAGATTTAAAGGTCCCTTAAACACAAAAGGGAATGTTGCTGTTGAAACTGGAGATGAGGCAGACGGGATTGCCGTTGCCTGGGCAGGATGTTTAACGGAGATAGAAAATGGATCCATATAAAGTTTTAGGTGTTTCTAAAGATGCTTCAAAAGATGAAATTAAAAAAGCTTATAGGACATTAGTGCGTGAATGGCATCCAGACCTACATAAAGAAAAAGATAAAGCTGAAGCAGAAAGTAAAACAAAAGAAATAAATGAAGCGTATAATTTATTAAAGGATGGTAATTATAATCCTTTTCAACACCAAAATACAGATTTTCAGGGATTTTCTCCATTTGACATTAATGATATTTTTAGTCAATTTAGTGGAACTCCGTTTGGAGGCTTTAATCGCCAGAATACGAGAAGAATTAGAAGTGTAAATTTGTTTCTTTCTTTAGAAGAAATTTATAGTGGAGTTAATAAAGAATTTGAGCTTAAGGAAGCCAGAAAATGTCATAGTTGTAATGGTTCAGGAGTTCTTTTGTCAGATGATAATTGTGACCCTTGTAATGGCTCTGGGCAGAGAACAGTAAAACAAGGTGTGATAGTTATGACGACTCCTTGCGGAGTCTGTAAGGGCTTTGGCAAAAAGCCAAAGTCTGTCTGTAAAACTTGTTTTGGAAATAGAGAAGTTATTTCTAAAAGAGATATAAACATTAATGTCCTTTCTGGAACAAAAGAAGGGAGTTCAATTAAAATTGATGATAATTTACGTGTAATTATACGATATAAGCCACATAGTGAATTTCAAGTAGTAAATAACTCAAAAGGAGAAATAGGAAGTAATATTATAATAGATGCTTTGGATGCGATTACTGGCTGCTCTAAAAGCATTAATACGTTAGCTGGGATTAAAAAAATTAAAGTACCTGCGGGAACCCAACCAGGATCTTTACTAAGACTACGCGGTTGTGGATTGAGTCAGGGAAACCACATAGTAGGTATAAATATCAAGATACCGAAATTAAACGAAGAGCAAATTAAAAAAATTAACGAGGTGAAAAATGGCACAGACGACAATGGAAAAGATCTGGAAACAGATGAATAAGAATTTTGGAGAAGAATCTCTTTACAAAGCAGATTCTGATCTAATAGAAACAGTAAAGGTAAGCCCTACTGGATCACAGGCGCTCAACGAGGCTCTTGGGGTATGGGGATTACCACAGGGAAGAATAGTTCAATTCGCTGGAAAAGAGAGCAGTGGAAAAACTCTTATGAGCTTGATAGCAATTCGTGAGTGGCAAAAAAAAGATCCCAAAAATTGGGCTTTCTTTATTGATGCTGAACAAACTTTTGATCCTGAATGGGCAAAGGTTTTAGGGGTTGATTTATCGAGGCTTCAATTATTTAAAGAAAATGATGGTGTAATGATATTTGAAAGGCTTTGTGGTGTTCCGCACAAAGAATATGGTAAGGAAAAGGCTAAACTTGGTTTGCTTGATTTAATTAAAGCGACAGGGGGAGCGGAAAAGTCAGGATGTGGTCTAATAGTATTAGATAGTATTGCTTGTGTTCAGCCTCCTATGGAAAAACAAAGTAAGCCAGGAAAGCCAAATATGGCATTAATGGGTAGGTTTTTACCTCCAGAGCTTAGGAAGCTTATTCCTTTGTTAGCAGAAACTGGAGTTATTTTTATTGCCATTAATCAGGTTAGAGTAGATCCTGGGCAGTTATGGGGAAATCCTGAAAAATCTACTGGCGGTTCGGCTTGGAAACACGGCTGTTCGGTTATGGTTCACTTTGCTAGATTAGAGAATAAAGATTCTAAAATATATGATTCTAGAGGAGATTTAATTGGTTATACTATGAGAACTAGAATAGATAAAAACAAAGTTGGACCTCCTTTTAAATCTTGTGATATTAGAATAGAATTTTTAAAAGGTCCTGTAGATGAAAATCTAGAAGTTTTTGAGTTGGCAAAAAAATATTCTATCTTAGAAAGACCAACTAACACTTCATATGTTTATGGGGACCAAAAATGGGTAGGAAAAGATAATGCTGCTAAAGCCTTACTAGATGATAATTTAAGAAACGAAATTATTCAAAAAATAAAGGATTTTAAATTAAATGACTATAAACAGGATAATAGCAAGCAAGAATTAGAGCAAGTCCCAGATGAGGAGGAATAATGTTAATAAATTGTACAACGAAAGGTTGTTTACAAAGTACTAATGCTAAATTAGATAAAGATACAAATGAAGTAATTTGTGAATCTTGCGGAAATCCTATAAGAAACATAACGCAATTTACCAAGAAGGCGTTAATGGGAATGGGGCAATTTTTAAGAAATAAAAAGAAACAGCCGTTTATGTCACTTTGTCAAAAATGTAATGAAAGTAGATCTTTATATGTTAAAGATGACAAAGCGTTTTGTGAGAAATGTGATACTCAAGTTCATATTACTTCAGCCTTTATGGTTGGTTTAAAACAATACCTAAAGAACAAGGATGAGTAATAAAAACAATATTTATAAAAGTGTGACGGAAGTGTGTCACAAAAGACTTTTAAAAGATAAAGATACTATACAATACCTTTTTAAAAGAAAAATTAATGCTGATTATATTGATAAATTTCAATTGGGTCTATTTCCTCAAGATCTGAAAAAAATATTTGTGGAAATAGACCCAAGAGAGCTTAGAAAGTCAGGTATAATTAAAAACGCTTCTTATAGTAAATTTAAGCTATGGAATTTGGTTATGCCAATTAGGGATGTATATGGTAGATATATATCTATGGCTGGTCGAGCATTAAAAGATAATTCTTTTTTAAAAGAAAAGGGCTTACCAAAATATATGAATTTGCCATATAAAAAGGGGCAGCATTTATTTGGGCTATCCTTTGCTAAAAAAGAAATCTTAAATTCTGGAAAGGCATATGTTGTAGAGGGATATTTTGATGTGATTTCTGCTCATCAAAATGGACTAAAAAATGTAGTGGCGACTTGTGGAAAATTCTTTTCTAAAAGACAAATGGCTTTATTATCAAGATATGCTAACAAGATAGTGCTCATTTTTGATAATGAGCCAGAAACTCAAGTTGCTGCGAGCCAAATAGTAGAAAAAAATAAAACGGAACATACTTCTTTATTGGCTAAAAATCCATTTCCAAAAGATATAAATGATATGGATGAATTTCTTGTAAAACACACACCATCAAAAGTAATTGAAGTGCTTAATGAAGCCAGCGAATACCAAAATATTAATCCTATCTGGAAATAATATACAAAGAGGGTATTCAATGAAAAAAAATAAATCTGATTCTTATCAGTATAAAATAGTAGAAATATCTGTTGATCCGAATATTTTAGGAGATTTTCAGTCAAATCAAGGACTTCGTGGTCAACTTAATATGGCAAAGTACTCTGATAAATTTTTAGAGTTGCGACAGAAATTAATGGGAGAAGTCATTAGAATTATTAATTCTTCATTAACTAAGAGACAAACAGAGGTGGTTACTTTACGACTTGAGGGTTTAACACAAAGTCAAATTGCTGACAAGCTTGGAGTTCATCAGACTACGGTACATAAATTATTACAAGGTAATATAGACTATTCGAATGGAAAAAAAAGATATGGTGGAGCCATAAAGAAACTCAAAAAGATATGTAAAAAAGATGAGAAGGTTTTATTAATTTTAAAAGAAATGGAAGAATTGAGAGCAAAAGACCCAGAAAATTCTTAATGGATAAGTAATGGTAAAAAGAAAAACTTTAGAACAATTTATAAAAAAAGCTAACATTATACATAAGAACAAGTATGATTATTCTAAATTTAATTATATTAATAATCAAACAAAAGGTATAATTATATGTTCTATTCACGGAGAATTTCTAATTAGACCAAATCATCATATATCTGGTAAAATGGGTTGTAAAGAATGTGGTCTTATAAGAATGAAAAAAAATAAAACTAAGACAACTGAGCAATTTATAAAAGAAGCAAAGAAAGTACATAGTAATAAATACAACTATTCCTTAGTAAGATATAAAAAAAATCATATTAAGATAAAAATTATATGTTCTATTCACGGAGAGTTTTTACAACGCCCTATTAGTCATTTAAGTGGCTATGGTTGTAAAAGATGTGCCTTAGAGGAGCTGAGTAGGCAGAAATTACTATCAAGTGAAGAGTTTATTCAGAAAGTGAGAAAAACTCACGGTTATAAGTATGATTATAAATTATGCGAATATAAAGGAAGTTATAAGCCGATAATTATAATTTGTAATATCCATGGAAAATTTTCTCAAATCGCAAACGACCATTTAAAAGGCAATGGCTGTCCTTATTGTAGTAATAGAAAAGTTTGTGATGAAAATAGTTTATCTTCGGTATGTCCAGATATAGCGAAAGAGTGGAATTATAGTAAAAATAGTAGTTTAAGTCCAGATGATATTGTTTTTGGAAGTTCATTAAAAGTATGGTGGAAATGTAGTAAATGTAGCCATAATTGGGAAACTTATATTTGCTGTCGCACAAAAAAGGGAAATGGTTGCCCTAATTGTATTAACAGAATATCCAAAACATCTCAAAAATGGTTAGACAAAATGGAAAAGATTTATGGGAAAATTGAAAGAGAATACCCTATTAAAACAATTAAAAGAACTTATAATGTTGATGGCTTTTCTATAAAACATAATATAATATTTTCTTACCACGGAAGTTATTGGCATGGGAATCCTGAAATATATAATCTTAATGAGTATAATAGTGTAGCTAAAAAGACTTTTAGAGAATTATATTTAAATACAATAATAAGGTCTCAATATTTAAAAGCAGAGGGCTATTGTCTTATTGAGAAATGGAGTGATTAGTAGTAATGGTAAAGACAATAAATTCAAGTGATTGTGAAGACCCTGATAATTTCAGGGAAATGAGAGTTATAAAGAGCGAGATTGGATATTTAATTTTATGCTTTGAGTATAATCATTTAGTGGATATTCCAAATATTGATAAGTTTCCTGTTGCTTTTATTGTTGAGAGAAAGAATGACAAATATAATTGTTCTTATTTTACATTGGAAGATGCCTCCAATTTATTAATTGAAACTATGGATGGTAAGCAAAGCCGACCCAGCTTGAATAAAACTACTTGTGTAAATAAGACAACAGTGAGATTAAAAAATGAAAGTTAAAATTATTATAAAAGCGGAGCAATAAAGGAGAAAGAGCATTTTGGGAAAGCTAGAAGAAAATATAAATGATGGTTGCTAAAAATAAATATTTGATAAGTTATGAAAATTTAATGAAAGAGTGGGACTGGAAAGAAAATAATAAGTTGGGATTGGATCCCAATAAATTAACTTATGGTAGCAATAAAAAAGCGTGGTGGAAATGTAAGAAATGTTTAAATATATGGAAAACTTGTATAAAAGTTAGAACTACGCTTAAATCTGGATGTCCATATTGTGTTGGACAAAAAGCAACAAAACTTACTTGTTTGTCTGCCAAATTTCCAGAGATAGCAAAAGAATGGGATTATAATAAAAATGAAAATATGAGCCCACATAATGTTACATCAAAGAGTAATAGAATTGCTTGGTGGAAGTGCAATAAATGTAATTCTAGTTGGAAAACTAATATTGTTAGTAGAACAAATCTTAAGTCTGGGTGTCCATATTGTGTTAATCAAAAAGCAAATAATAATAATTGTCTATCTACTTTATTCCCAAATATTTTGATAGAGTGGGATTATAATAGAAATGCTATTTTTCCTAATGATATTGTTCCTAAAAGTCATAAAAAAGTGTGGTGGAAATGTAGTAAAGGACATAAATGGAAAACTTCTCCATATAAAAGAGTAATAGGACAAAACTGTCCCAAATGTTCTAAAAAAGTATCAAATACTTCTCAAAAGTGGCTTGATAAAATGGAAAAAGTTTATGGGAAAATTGAAAGAGAATACCCCATAAAAACAAAGAAAAGAGTTTACACTGTTGATGGGTTTTCTATAAAACATAATATAGTATTTTCTTATCACGGGAACTATTATCACGGAAATCCTACGATATATGATTTAAATGATTATAATGATAAAGTTAAAAAGACTTTTGGAGAATTATATTTAAATACAATAATAAGATCACAATATTTAAAAGCAGAAGGATATTGTGTTATTGAGAAGTGGGGTAATTAAAGTGTTGAAAGAAAGTATAAAAAATAAGACTGCTAAGGTTTTAATAATTGGGGGAGGGTATGTAGGGCTCCCCTTATCTGTTCAATGTGCTAAATCAGGATATAGGACAACTATATTTGATTTAGATGAAAATAAAGTGGATAAGATTAACGAGGGCACTTCCTATATAGGGGATGTGCCCTCATCATATCTTTCGAAACTGGTTAAAAGCAATATGCTTAATGCAGTTAAAAAGTATAATCTACATGATTTAGAAGTTGATATTATTTTAGTTTGTGTTCCTACGCCACTTAATAAAACAAAAGACCCTGATGTCTCATCTGCTTTAAATGCTGCCGAGACTATCTATGGAACTTTATTATCTATTAAAAATGAACAACTTGTTATATTGGAATCAACAGTATATCCTACATTTACAAGTGGTCCCTTTACTGAACTTTTAGAAGACTATGAACCTCAAAAACCTTTAATTGCTTTCTCTCCAGAAAGAATTGATCCAAGCAATCCTACATATAATGTATATAATACACCGAAGGTTGTGGGAGGAACGACACAAGAGGCGACAGAGGTTGCGACAGCATTCTACAAGAATGTCGTCGAGACTGTAATTCCTGCTAGTTCGGCGGAAGTGGCTGAAATGACCAAGATATTAGAAAACACTTTTAGAATGATAAATATTGGGCTTGTTAATGAGATAGCAATTGCTTGTCAAAAACTTGATATAAATGTTTGGGAAGTAATTGAAGCTGCTTCAACGAAACCTTTTGGTTTTATGAAGTTTACTCCTGGTCCTGGGTGCGGTGGTCACTGTATAAGCCAAGATCCTCATTATTTGGCTTGGAAATTAAAAACTTTGAAATTTAACTCAAAATTCATTGCTCTTGCAGAAGAGATTAATTCTCAAATGCCAATATTTGTATTAAACCTAATAAGTTCTGCTTTAAATAAGATTAAAAAGCCTATCAATGGATCAACTGTTTTAGTTGTTGGTGTTGCTTACAAACCAGACATTGATGATGTAAGAGAATCACCAGCTCTTGATTTAATTGAGCTTCTTCATCAAGAGGGAGCTGAAACATTATATTATGATCCTTATGTGGAGAAAATTTGGACTCCAAGAGGAGATATGTATTCGATGGTAAAAGAGGAATTTGAATTATGTACGGAGCTAAATCAAAGTTTTGACTGCTCTGTTATTACCACAAATCACTCAAATATTGATTATAATATGATTTTAAATAGTTCAAAAGTAGTAGTTGATACTAGAAATGCCTATAAAGGCGTTGATAGTAATAAGATAGTGAGGTTATAATGCTAGTTTGTGGAAATATAGCATCAACAATGGTACTAGAACATCTGCTTATGATACAAGTAATGCCTAATATTCTTTAGGCATTTTTTTATTTTTTCATTATTATTTTCTCAAGGGGGTAGTCCGTCTACACTCCCGAGCCTTTTCCAAATCACAAAATTCAATAATTCTGGGGCTTTATGTCTTATTTACCTCAAATTCTCATCACAAAATCCCACCTATAATTACTTTCCTATAATAATCATACACTTATTGTCTCCAAACTCCTATAAATTTCTATCAATATGCGAATATTTAAGATGAACGTATTTATACGAAAAGTTATACATTTAGGTTGCTTATAGCAATAAATTATGCGGAGGCGATATGCTGGACTATGATTTCCTTAATAAAACTCTAAATCCTGATAAAAACAAAATGCCTGTAGAGGGCAATGAACACAGAATGGTGCGTGTGGCATTTGATGTTTTTAAGGTTCAGGGGGAAGACGATTTATGGCAAGTTCAAGCCGATGATGACGGCAATGAATTTTTGGTTAGAACTTACGATTTAAAAGATGAAGAATTAAGCACAGAGTTAAACTGGAGTGTCGAATCTGACAAAAAGGAAGCTAATTTAACTATTATGTATTCTGGGACACCTATTCATAGAGTTGCTGCTTCTGATTTTGGAGCAAAAACTAAAGAAGATGTTGTTGAGCTTAGCAATTTAATTAAAGAAAAACTATCATTAGATGAAAATTTCCTAGCCAAATTTATTGATGATCTTCCTGAAGCCAAAAAGGCAGCTCTTCTTTCTTATGACGAGATTGGAAATATTTATAAAAAAGCAAATAATTTTGGTCCTTTACTCAACAAAGTTCATAAAGGAAAGAATTTAAGCAGGAATGATTTTGATGGATTACAGGTAAGAGATATTAATGAATTAAACACAAGTCTTGATGTTTTGCAAAAAATTCACGATATTCAAAACGCGATTGATGGTAAAAAAACTGAACAACCGTCAGAAGAAAAGACTGCTTCGCAACAGTTAAAAGAGAGTCTAAAACTTGTAGATAAAGTAAATACTCTTTTCTCTGAATTAAAAAAAAAAAGTTTAAATAAATCTGCTGATGGCACTGAGAAGTTTAATATAAGGCAGGACCCTACTCCTGATTTTGTTGAACTTCCAAACATAGATGAAACAAAATTAAACATTGTCCCTGAAAAAACAACAAAGCCTTATCGTGAGATTCCAGGTCATTTTAGAGAAGATGAGCCTGTAAAGGAATTAATAAATAGAGAACTTAAAGATCGTTTGGGTGTAGATCATTTTGTTCGCAAAATGGACATTTCTGATCCTAAAAATATGATTATAATGGTAGAAGTAAATGATTATGAAAACGATGTTGTAAAATATATAGTAGCGAAAGCAGAACCATATCGTAGTCACATAAAATTTACTGAAGTGACATTCGATACTAATTTAGAAAAAGCAAAACTAGATTATGAAAATAGAATTCAAAATAACTAATTGGAGGCGAGCAAATGAGCAATATTAGCTCTCTAAAAAATCAAGCACAGATGTTGCTTGAAAGATTAAACGGCGGTAAAAAATTCCTATTAAAGGATGTAAATGAGAGAATGAAAATTGCTGCGGAAACTTATCCACAAGATACAGTAGTTCGTGCTGTTTCTTCAGTTATTGAAAGGATGTATAAGGAAAATCCTGAGGCAATAACGAGTCAAGCAGAGGTTGAAAATATTTATCAGGAGCTTATTGGATTAAATGCCAGTGGGACCAGATTTAGAGAGATTTTTGGTGATTTGCTTAAAACATCAGGTCCTAAATCTACTTCATACAAAAACGAAGAATATATTGCTGGTATTCGTGACAATCCTGAGAAGGGTGATATTCACGATGAAGTAAATCCTGTCTTTTCTGAAGATTTGGGCAACATATTTAAAACAAAAGTTGATACTTATGATCCACAGCGTGCCGCCAACGCAAAAGATAAAGTGGGTCTTGAGTTGAAATCATTAGGTTTTTCTAATTCGCGGGTTCGCCTTGTTGGTGGAAACTCGCGTTTTTTGGTTTTTGCTACTGACTTAGACACAAATAGAGGGGCAAAGCGTGTATTTATTCCTACTGAAGCCTCTGGTGAAAAGTTGCCAAGTATTTTTGTCGCAGGCAATAATTTTGCTACTTTAACTCAATCAAATCTTAAAGACTATCTGGTAAATGCTAGTGTTGGAAATGATCAAAAACTAATCACCACTTCTTCTATTTTAAATACTTTGGATGAACTTACAGGGAATACTGTAAAAACTGCTGAACAGGAAGAGGTTGATAAAATTACTTCTATGCTTCCTAGTTCAAATCACGGAGCCGTTTCCGCTTCAGATCAAGTTTATACCAATATTGAAGACGCAAAGCAAGATATTGGCTCAGTTGAAATTCCACGGGCAGAGCTTCCTGAACCACTAAAAATGGTTGCTGAAGAATTAGAAGAGAGTGTTTTAGAAGCAGCTGTTGGCTATCCACAAGCTTCTGTTAGATTAGCAAAGAGAATTGTAGTTTCAGAGCTTTCTTCTATGGGTTTTAAAGGAACTCAGGTTAGAATTTCTGCTCCTTGCGATGATGGTTTTATATGTGAAGCAACAATAAATACTCCAAAGGGCAAGGTTTCAATTGAAGTTCCTATTGAGATGAAGGGAAGCACTCCTCTACTTCCTTCTGTTTTTGCTAAAAATGACTTTATTGATGATTTTACAAAAGAGAGAATTCACGCATTTGCGATGAGAGAAGCGGGCGATGATGGCTTTGTTAGAAGAAACAGTCCTTTACTTGCTATGAGTGTTCACGAACTAAGAGAAATAATTATAAAATCAGCAACTTCTGGAGATATAAACACTTGTGATGAAGTTATTAAAGTAATAGCAGAGAGATTTGATGACGACACTTATTGCTCCGTTGTTTCAGATTATCAAAGAATTCTTTCCAATGTTGTTAAGGCTAAGAATAATTTATCTCAATCATTTGAAGATAAGGACCAGTTTATTAAAACTCCTAATTCAATGTATCCTATTCATAAAAAATTAGGTAGACCTGCTCATGAACTTGTAAGAGATGAGAATGGAGAATATCATTTAAAAGCGAGCTATTATGCCAGACAGCAAGAAAATCAAGAAGGTGCTTTTTTTAATACGGCAAAAACTTTAATTGGAGACTAACTAAATGTCAGCGGAATTTTTAACTAGGGTTAGGAACAACCATCGTGAATTACAAAAGGTTTTTACAACTCTTAAAAGGGTTTCTCCAAACCACCCTATAACAAAAGCTTTGTATAGGGTTTTATATGAATTGGGACAATCAATTAGTGATTATAATAGAAAACTCAATACAAAAACAACGAGCGTAAAGGACAATTTAGTTAAGTATGCCGACATATTAGATGAAGAGGGGAATGCTGAGTTAGCAAATGTTATAGATATTTTAATTAGGGGATTATAGATGTCAAAATTAGAAAATTTAGTTACACAATTAAAAAGCTGGCAAATGTACTTAGAAGCAAAAGTTGTTAATAAGCTTCATTTACAGTATGTAAATCCTCGGGATTTTAAAAAAGTCGTTGAAGATTTTAACAGATTTTACAGAGGTCTTGTAAGCTTAATAAAATCTTATGAAAATGTTAAAACATCTTCTTTAGAAAATGTTTTAAATCTTAATAAAGAGCTTGTTTTAAAAGGATATGATGCTCCTGAGATAAAAGAAAAAGAAGATTTGTTATTGTTTGCTGATTATTTGGATGAAAATGGAGCCTATGGATTGGCAGATGTTGCTGAAGAGTGTTTTAAGAAAACAGCAGCAGCCTTTAAAAATGAGAACAGGGATTATGGATTTTTTCCACAGGTAATGGGAAATAAAGAGAATTGCGCAAACGATAGTGAAGCGATAATTCCAGGAAATGAAGGTGCTATTACTACAAGATATTGTCCAGATCATATAGGTGTTCAGGCAATTAGAGTTGCCGAAAGAACTTATCAATGTCCTCTAGACGGTAAAGTATATAATTATGAAGTAGGTTATACTAATTATAAAGGTCAAAAAGTTCCAGGTGGAAGTGTAGCAAATCAAACACCTAGCACTTTTAACTATGGTGGAATTCCTAATCGTTTCTATGATTCAAGAAGTTCTGCTTTAAAACCTGTTCATTAAATTGTATTTTATATTAACTTGCTCGGTAAGTCTCGTTTTTACTCTATACGAGCACCTATCGGGCTTTAATTTTATGGATTAAATATGGCTTATGAAAAAATTTTAACACATCCGAATGTTAATAAAATCGTAAAAATGCTCTCCAATGGTATGGGAGTAAGACAAGTGAGTAAATGGTTAAAGGAAAAGCATCCTAAGGATAATAAAAAGCATATTACTCCAACAACTTTACAAAAATTTAGAAAAGAGCATTTAAATATAGATAAAGAGGCAATTAAGCTTATTAGGCAGGCTGAAAAAGAGAAAAAGGCTGAAAAGGCAGAGAAAAAGGCTATTAAAAAATTGAAGTCATTGCCTTCTTATAAAGAAAAGATTGAAGAAGCGGCAAATGTTCACGTTGATGTTAGGAGCAATTTAAGAGATTTGTTAGTATTGGTTAAATCAAGAGTTGAGGATTTATTTGATAGGGCTTCAAGAGGAGAATTATCTGTAAATGAAGAAGCAAATCTTCATAAATATTTTACCAGTTGGACTTCAACAATACAACAATGGGCAAAATATGTAGATCAAATTGCTGATAAGACTATAGAAACAAATATTAATATAACTGTTATTGAAGATCAAATGTCAGTTATTAGAGAGGCTGTTAGAGAAATTTTGCTAGAAATGGATTCAGAAATGGCTTCTAAATTTTTAGATAAGTTGAATGAAAAATTATCCGCACTTTCATATAGAACTGGTAGGTCAGGAAGTTTAAATTCAATCAGCAAGACTACAAAACAAATTTCAGCAAATATATCTGACGTTGAGGTTGATGAGGCATAATGGCAACAAATTATTCTATTGATTGTATGGTTAATATAAACGAAGATGGAATGAATGATGACCTTTGGCAATTGGCAAAGGATGACGCCGAAACTTTTAATGACTTGGATATATCAAGTGATGAGAATAGAAACTTATATTTCTATATTGATAATTTTTGCGAAGATGTTTGTGAAGAGCTTGGATATATTAATGATAAAAATAGAGATGCTATTGTTAAAGCCACATATAATTATTTAAAACATAAAGAAAATGTTGATTTAAATGATATTAGAACTGCTTTTTTAAAATCTTTAAATGATGTGGTTATTAATAAAAAAGCTTACCCTAATATTCAAGGCGTTATGGAATCAAATTCTCAACCAAGCAGAGATATTAATAAATGGGTAGATGCTTTAAAGAAAATTCACGATGGAATTTATCAAGGTTTTCCTAGAGATGAAGTTTCTGATAAAATTATGGAGGATTGGGACCCTATGGAAAAACTTAATTTTGGTCATTGGGCAAAATTTTACGAAAGTGGAGATCACGATAAATATGGCTTAAAACCTATAAGAAGCAAGGTTGCTTTTAATCTGCCTGATTGGATGAAGCCTCAAGAAAGTGATTTGGATGATATGTCTAATGAAAATACACAGCCCACTGCTCCTATGAATGTGCCTACTCCACAGTCAAGAAGAGGTCCTGGAAGACCAAGAGGAACTTATAAAAAGGAAAAAACTCTAAAGGACCATAAAAAAGATATTGTTAATAAGTTATATAGGGCAGAAAGAACTTTGGAGAATTTTCACGAAGTTTGGGATAGAAACGTTCTTGAATCATTACATCACGAGTTAAATGACTTGCGAACAAAAATATTACTTCTTCAGACCGAAGCAACTATGAATGATTGTATTGTTAGAACTGCTAATAGGTTAGATAGAAAATATGGTTTATCTGATTATTCACATATTTTAAAAAAGATAGCAGAAGACCCTGAAGACTTATCATCCAGAATTGAAAAAGCACTTACTGGAAGAGAATATGATATTAAATCTAACCCAAATCCAGCTGAGAGTGGAAATGCTGGAGAAGAAACAATTCCGCCCCTTCCAGATATGCCAGAAGAAGAAGATTTAGATGGCGAAGGGGAGCTTCCCGAAGAGATGAAAAATGAAATGGAACCTCCTATGGAAGAGGAGCCTAAAGATTTAGAAGTAAGTGAAGAACAAGATTCTTTTAAAGAAAATCCTTATAAAAATGCTAAAACAGAGGATGTTATTTCTATTTTAGAGCCCATACAAAAAAAACTTAAAGAGAGAAGTTTGGTACGAGAGTTGGCAAAAGCCGATATGATGATGGAAGCATTAAATATTGCTTCACATTTTCCTGAACTTGGTGAGGCACAGGCAAAACAAATTGAAGCAACCTCTTATATTGAAAAAAGACTTGACGAGGCTCTTGGAAAGTTGAAAGGTGGCTTAGAAGAAGAAAGTGAAAATACTGAGGACTTTGAAGCACCTGAAGAAATTGATATGGAAGGTTTAGGAGCAGAGCAGAGCGATAAAGCTCCTGGGGAGCCTGTAGAAAATCTAGAAGTTGAGGAAGGTGTTAGAGCCCTACCAGAGCTAGAAGACGCTCCTGGAGTTATAGGAGAGCCACCAAAGACAATAACAACTTCTTATGTTCCTGTTATTGAGGTCAAAGGATGAAACTAGCAGAACTTTTAGCGGAGCTAAAAGACTTGGCAGAAGAAAACAATATTTCTGAACCATATATTGTTGGTGGATTACCAAGAGATATGCTTTTGGGAGTTCCTAAGAAAATAAAAGATATTGATATAACGACGGGCGATGAAGGGTCATATGCCTTATCAATAGCTGCTTTAAATAAGTGGCCAAAGGCTAAATATAAGGATTTTGATGATGGGCACGCATCTTTAAGTTTTAAAAATATTCAAGTTGATTTTTCTAATAATTTTATAATACCTAACATTGAAGAAGAGCTTAAAAAAGAGGGTTTGGATGACCCAAGCAGCTTGGAGAAAGAAATGTTTAGTAGGGATTTTACAATAAATGCGTTTCTACAGCCTCTTGATTTATCTAAAAAGCCAATTGATATTACTGGAAAGTCTTATAATGATTTAAAAAATGGCGTTATAAGAACTCCTGTAAGATCAGAATTAACAATTGGGCACGATCCTAGACGAATATTAAGGGCTCTTAAAATGGCAATAAAATATGATTTTAGTATTGACCCTGAACTTGAAAGAGCTATTTTTAAAAACAGACTTAAGGTAAGGAATTTGCCAGAAAATCAAAGCAAAAAAATAATAAATCAGATGTTAAATATAGATACAAAGGGCACTCTTAATTTATTATCAAAATATAAAATTTTACCACTGGTTCCTTTAAGCAAGTTGCTTACAAAAGAGGTAGCAAAGCACCATATGGTTCAATTCCTTCTGGAGGATATAATATGAAATTAGAAAGGATTTTAAAGCTTGCCGAAACTATAAGTTTGGATGAGTTTAATAAGCTTTCAAGCTATTTCGATGGAATGATAAAAAAGATTTCTAAATATGTTCCTGAAAATGATGGAAGTACCCCTAATCCCTGGAAATCAAATATGGATTATGGACTAGAAGGTGGAGCTAAAGAAAGAGAGCAGTCTCCTTATTATGGGAATGTTGCTGATTTTCTAAAAAAATTTCCAGGAGGAATTAAAGAGTGGAGAGAGTGGAGAGATAAAAGTAAGAAAAAAAGATGGACTGAATATAATAATTTACCAGAAAAAACGGCAAATATTGATTTTTCAGATATGTCAGATATCCCTGAAACTGTAGAAGATGAATATAGAAGAAAAGAATTTTTGCAAGCTTTGGCAGAACTAGAAAAGCTTAACTTAACTCCAGAAGAAATAGAAATTTTAATAAAGAGCTTAAAGGAAAAAAAATCACTTGCTCATTTTGCTCCAATGTCTGGACCAGGAGATTATGATTTTTCAAAAGAGAAGAAAAATCTTCCTTGGTCTGGAAAAATGTCAGAGTTTATGAATAAATTTCCAGGTGGGTTAAAAGAATGGAAAGAGAAAAGACAAAAATTAAAAGAATATGCTTTTAATATTAAAGACGGTGTTATAGAGACTAAAAACGAAATCATTAGCATAAAAGCAAGTAAAGAACCATTTACTGGTAATATTCAAAAACAAACTCTAGAAAATGAAAATTTTAGAAATGTCATATATACTGGGGCAAATGAACAATTAGTTTTAATGACTTTAAAGCCAGGAGAAGAAATAGGCGAAGAGGTTCATAATGACGTTGATCAGTTTTTTAGAATAGAAGAGGGAATGGCAAAATTTATATTAAATGGTGAAAATTATTTTATAGAAGAGGAGGGAGCAGCCCTTGTTCCAGCAGGGGTGAAACATAATGTAATTAATGAATCTGATTCATCTCTAAAGTTATATACAATATATAGTCCTCCTCATCACGAAGATGGAACTATCCATAAAACTAAAGAAGAAGCTGATGCGGCAGAAGCAGAACATATGGGGAAACACGCTCATTATATTCCAGAAGGTGGAGATGATGTAGATAAATTTAAAAATGAGCCGCATTTATATTCTGGAGATGATATTTCTAAATATAAAGATATAAGAGATTTTATTGATAAGAGAAGAAAACATATGGAGCAAGGAGCAGTAGATGCCGCCTATGATGCTGCTCAAGATTTCGTAAATTATTATAAATTGCTTCTTAAGGGAAGAAAAAGGCGAAAAAAATGAAAAAAGAATCAACTATTCGCAAAAAAACTGAAGGTAAAAAATGCCCATTTGGGCTCCCTGTTCCACTTGCTTGCGAAAATGCTGGCGAAGCAATTAATCATATGGCTCCTTTGGATTTAGTAGCAGAAGATAAAAAAGAAAGAACTGAAAAAGCAAATAAAAGAGTATATATTCATTATAAAACTGGCAAAAGATGTCCTTATGCTCAAAATATTATAAAAAGTCTGGAAGCAGTTAATTGTGATTATGGCGATTATGGTGAAGGAATGAGTGTTCCTGCTATTGGAGGAAGTCCCCTATATGCTCAAACATTTAGCGGAATTGGATTAGATGGATTATATGCCTATCCTATTGGCTTTTATGCTGATAACCAGCAGAGCAGAAACTTATTTCACGGCTTATTTTCTCTGGTTGGAACAGCAGCACCATTTATTTTAAAAAAAGCATTATTATACAATAATAAAGAAGAAGTTATTAATAAAATTCATACTAATACAAATTTAAATGACGATGATATTGATAATTTAAGAAACATTATTAAAGAGTGTATTAAAAAAGCGAATAAACTTAAAAGTAAAAAAAATATGATTAGAAATTTAATAAAACAATATGAAAGGAAATGATGGGGAAAGAAAGAACAGATGTTAAGAATGAAGATATAATTAAGTTATATTGTAATGACAATTTAAGTTTAAATAAAATAGCAAAGTTATTAAGCTGTGATAGAAATTTAGTAAAGAGCAGGCTTAGAAAAAGCAACATTAGATTAAAAAACTTAACTAAATCTGAGCAAATTAGAGAAGGAGTTAAGATAAGTGTTCCTATAAATGATTATTTAGTTGAGGTGTTAAATGGGGAAATGCTTGGAGATGGAAGCTTAATATCTCCTTCTGGGTTTCAAGCATATTTCTCGATTGAAACAAAACAGAAAACTTGGGTAGAATATTTAATAAATATATTTGAAAAAAGTAATATACCTTTTAAATCTAATCCTGTTAGATATAGAGAAAGTAAAAATACTTATGGATTTAACACCAGAAGTACAGTGGAACTTGGAACACTTCATAAAATATGGTATAATAATAATAAAAATTACAATCAAGCCAAACCTTCTGGATGGAATAATAGAAAATATATTAAAACTATTCCAAAAGATTTGAAATTAACACCAACTTCTTTATTACATTGGTTTATTGGTGATGGAACTATAAAAAATGGGAAATATAGTGGAAAATTATGTTCTAATGGTTTTACATATGAAGAGGTTGAGTTTTTAAGATTAAGAATGAAAGAAGATTTAGATATAAATACAACTCATTATAAAAGTAATGCTATCGGCATTCCATTAAGAGAACTTAATAAATTAGTTAATATAATTGGAAAATGTCCAATTAAAGAATATGAATATAAGTGGAATGTTAAACCTTGGGTTAGAAATAGGAATATAGATTATAGTATTAATTACAAAGCAATAGAGAAATATAAATTAAAACCATAAATTTAGGAGATATTATGGCTGACGCCGCTACACCAATTTCTATGTTAGCAAGCCCCGCATTATCTGCCCTTTTTATAGGGGTTGTATGGACCCTTGTTAAAGTGGTAAAATACTTCATAGATAAGAGAACAGAGCAAGAGGTAGAAATAAACAAGTCTCCTGATCTGAGCATTAATTTAAGCACTGAATTTGCTAATAATGTAAGTAAAAATATTAAAGCAATTAGGAAAAGTACAGATAATTTATTAGAGATGCATTCTGTATTTAATGAGAACCACGTTCCTAAGTGGTACGTGCCTGCTGAAATATTAACTTTAGTAAGACAAATAAATAATCAATTAGATAATATGTATATTCAGTTAAAAACTATTAAAGAAGATTTGGCTTCAAATATAGGTGATGTTAAATCTGGACAAGTAATTTCGGTAGAAAAAATGACAGATTTAATAAACTCCCAAAAATTAATGACTGAAAGAATGTTAGATTTAGTTTCCAAGTTAGATAAGCTTCATACAAACTAATAAACGAATTGGGAACGGAGGAAATATGGTAAAACCTGCTTTAGTTAAGACTGAAGAAAACAATAAGGCGCAAAGAAACGGTTCTTATAATGCTGTCAATTACTCTTGTAGTCAAAAATATTTATCAAATTCTTTATCAGATAGTATAAAAAGCTTGATAAAGTTACAAAAGACCTTAATAGAGGAAATGAACAATATTATTAAAAAGATAGATAAAATAAATTTGGAGGGATCCGAATGACAAAGGAAAAAAATAATTTACTGGTTGTCGAAGAAAATAACAATAGTCATATAATATCTGTGGCAGAAGAAGATTTATATGAAATGTTATTAGATGATAATTCTGTAAAAACAAATGAAGAAAATAATCAACTTCCTGTAAAAGAACAAAAACCAGAACAAATGGAAAATAAAAGTGATGACTGGCGTTCAAGTGGGAAGTCTGAATTATTTCCACAACATCTTGAAAAAGAGCTTGGAAGAATTAAAAAACCTTCTCAAATTAGAGGGAACAGGGCAGAAATGGAAAGAGCAAAGGGGCAATATATGCAGCTTTGTTCTGACATTTCTCGTGCTTTAAGAAGCGATTATGAAGGCGTTTTGGATGCGGAAGACATTGATCGCAAAAGACACGTTGTTGAGCAATATGTTGATCAAATTGAATTAGCTCTTGATGGAATTAAAAGAATGATGCAGGAAAGAAAAAAACGTCGCAGAGCGGGAGATGATCCTGAGCTGGTTAAAGAAGCGACCGCTCCTCACTTTAATGGAATGCAGATAGTAATAACACCATTTGAAAGAGCTGTGGTGGGTGCTTTGATAAACGGCGTTGTTGCTGGCGGAAGAAATATGGAAGAACTTTATTCAGAAGCAAAATCAAAATATGATATTAAACCAAGAGAAGAATTATCAATATTTCAAATCATGACTGATATGGGCTATCCCTGTTTTCGTGACAGGCTTCGTTTGGGAGATAATGAGGATCCTTCTAGAACAAGTGGGTTTGGCGAGTGGAGTTCAGCTTATTTTAGTTAAGGAGAAATATGCTATTACTAAAACATAGTCCTCATTTAGAAAATGAGTGGGATTTTGATAAAAATATTTTGGATATAGATAGTATTACTCATGGAAGTCATAAAAAAGCTTGGTGGATATGTAAAAGAAATACTAATCACTGCTGGAAAGCGGACATTTCTAGTAGAGTGGCTGGAAATGGATGCCCGTATTGTAATGGTAAAAAAGTTTTAAAAGAAAATTCTTTGTTAATTACTCATCCAAATATAATAAAAGAATGGGATTTTAATAAAAACTGTAGTAAACCTGATGAGATATCATATGGCAGTAGTAAAAAAATTTGGTGGATATGTGATAAAAAACATAGTTGGAAAGCGGTAATAAATAACAGGGTATTAGGTAATAGTAAATGCCCATATTGTTCAAATAAAAAAGTGTACGACGATAATAATTTATCATCACTGTATCCTGAAATTGCTAGAGAATGGGATTATATAAAAAATATTATTTCTCCCAAAGAAGTTTTGTCGGGAACTGGAAAAATGTTTTGGTGGGTATGTGATAATAAACATAGTTGGAAAGCATCTGTAAAAGACAGAGTAAAGGGTAGAGGGTGCCCATATTGTTCAAATAAAAAAGTATGTAAAGACAATTGTTTAAAAAATGTATATCCAGAGATAGCGAAAGAATGGCATCCGACTAGAAATAAAACTTTAACTCCAGAAGATGTTGTTTTTGGAAGTCATAAAAAAGTATGGTGGAAATGTAGTAATAAAAATCATAAATCTTGGAAAGCAAGAGTAGTTGATAGGAAAAGATTTCATTGTCCCTCGTGTTCTATTAAAGTTTCAAAAATATCACAAAAATGGCTTGATAGTCTAAATATTTTACAACAAAACAGAGAAATTTCTATAGTTATTGATAGTAAAAGATATTTTGTTGATGGATTTTGCCCAAAAACAAATACTATATATGAATTTTATGGAGACTTTTGGCATGGAAATCCTAAAATATATAATTTAGATGATATAAATAAAGTTAATAAAAAATCTTATAGAGATTTATTAAAAAACACTATGATAAGAGAGTTTATTTTAAAATCTGCTGGATATAAAATAGTTTCAATTTGGGAAAAAGATTTTAAAATATATTTGGAGAAATTTAATGACTAATAATAAATATTATGACTATGAAAGAGCAAAGCCTATGCCTGATTGGCTTAAAGATTTTGCTGAAAAAGAATTAAGAAAAGACGCAAATCCTTTAGATGATATTAAAAATCTTTTTCAGATGAAACAAAATCTCAACGCTGTTGAGGATAAAGTTTCTGAATTGCGAAATAGAGTTGGTCTTAATTTGGTTGAGGGTGAAGAAGAACAAAATATAAAAACAGCCTCTGATAATGAGTATAAAGATGAAGAGGGAAAGAAAAGACTTCTGGAAAACACTGATTTAGAAGAAACAAAAAGAAAAGTATTTGGTTTTGGAGAAACTTTAAGAAGTTGGAATCTCAAATACGATACTTTTCCTGATATTGATAATTGGGTAGAAGAAAATTGGCCATACAAGTATGGAACAGACATTGTTAAAGATTATTTACTTTCTGTAGCAGAAGAGAGATCTTCAAATTATTGGGGTTCTAACTATAATTATGAAAAGCACAGGGGGAAAGCAAACAAACTTTCTGCTCTATTTAAAGATCTTGAAGGTGATTTATTAAATGAAATGGGGGCAAACTATACTGGTGAGCCCGCCCCAATAACTATGTTTTATAATGAAAAAGAGGCAGCAAGTCAAATTTTACAGCTTATTAGTTTAGCAAATAAACTTGAAGAACAGGGTAATCATAAGCTAGCCCGCCTGATCGACTCAAAAATTAAAAAATTAGCAGACTGTCATGAGTGTTTAAATGATGCCAAAGACGATGTTCCTGAAATTTTAAAAAAAAACGAGGGGTTAAAGAACTTTATAGATAATCTATGTAAATCTCGCGGAGGGCACATTGCCATTCCAGCAATTATGCAGATGATTGACAAAGAGAGAAAAGAGAGGGTTGCGGATCAATATCCAGATATTGAAAAGTATATAGAGAAAAAGATTAAAGAGGAAAAGGTTGATCTTCCAGATGAAGGAGATGATGTTGCTGGTTTAACTCACACTGTTTTAGTTATTACTGATGGTGGAGAGGAAGATGGAAATAATGAAATGTTTGCGAAACCAACGAAACTATAAAAATGATTAAGATGATAAATAAAGGTGATATGTGGTCGTTAGAAAACAGCTTCGACTCTTTGAAAAAAGAGTTGATGAAAGTCGATCCCGTATCATTTGCTGAAACATATCTAACTCTTGATGGAAAGCCAATGAAGCTTACTGGCAACGGCTGGAAGTTTATTGCCGATATTTATAGACATATTGTTACAGACGCAATGTCTCAAACTGGGAAACCTGTTGTTATTGTAAAAGGGCGTCAGGTTGGAGCGACAACTATGGCATCTGTTATTGAGCTATATTTGGTAGCAAGCGGACTTTATGGAAAAAATGGGACTTCTCCAGTTAGAGTTATGCACGCGTTTCCGCAACTTGAACTTATGCATTCTTTTTCAAAAGATAAGTTGGAAACAATGATAAATTCTTCAATAATGTATCCTGATTTTGAAGATAAAAGGCAACCAGGCAAAGAAAAGCCATATATTAATGCTCGAAAAGAAGGTGGAAGAGATGCCTCTGATTCACTACAATATAAGCAGTTTAAGCAAGGAAATGTTTTATGGTGTGAGTCTGTAGGTATTGATGGAACAAGAGTTCGTGGTAGAACTTTTGATGTATTCTTTGGCGATGAGGTTCAGGATATGGTAAAAGGAGCCATTCCGGTTGTTACTGAATGTTTAGCGATGGCAAAGCACGGACCGATTCGTCAAGGAGTTCAGGTATATTTTGGAACACCAAAGCAAAAAGGTTCATTTTTTCACGAAATGTGGGAGAGTTCAGATCAGAGAAGATATTATCTTGGCTGTTATAATTGTAATAATTACTTTTTACTTTACACTCCAGAATCAGATGCTTGGGAAAAAGAAATTTGGTTATATGAAAACATAGTTAAATGTCCAGATTGTGGAGAGGAACAGGATAAGGTAGAGGCAATTGAAAGAGGCAAGTGGATTGTCTCCCCTGGAAAAGAAGATTCAAGTTTTGTTGGGTTTCACTTTAACCAATTAATTATTCCTTTTTTTTCAAAAGAAGTAATTATGAAACAAAAGCCAGAAAACAATCCAACTAAAACAGAAGTTGCTTGGCAAAACGAAGTTTTAGGGGAATTTCACTCTGGCGAGAGCACCCCTATTACTTTTGATGTAATTTACAATATGTGTAGAGATCCTGACCGACTAGTTTTAAAAAGGCTTGAAGGTAAAACTACATATCTTGGAATGGACTGGGGTGGCAAACCCGACATAGATGGAGCTAAAAAGGGGCAATCTTATTCTTGCGGAGTTGTTTTATCTGTGGAACACGATGGTAGGTTCAATATAGAGTTTGCTGAAAAACTTAAAAAACTTGATATTGATTCTAAAAAAGCATTTATTGATAATAGATTTAGAGCATATGGAATAAAATCAGCAGTTGGCGATATTGGTTTTGCCGAAGACATTTCTTTAGAGTTGAAAAAAATATATGGTGATAAATATAAAACTGCCAGAAACTCTGGAATGGTTGCTGGCGGAGTTAAATATAATAAAGACGAATTGGAAATAGTTGTAGATAAAGATAAAATAATTGGTGAAGTTTTTGACCTATTGAGAAAAGGTCATATTAGATTTCCTTGGGGCAGTTATGAGAGAGTTGCTTGGTTAATTAACCACTGTTGTTCTATGGAAAGTAAAATAAAAATGCGTAACGGGCAGCCTCACCAAAGTTATATTAAAGGTAGCGGACCCAACGATGGATTAATGGCTTTAATTTATGCCTATTTGGCTTATAAATTCGATAAAACTCACGGGTTTAAAGTAAATCCAGATATTAATAAAAGTATGAGGGCACGGCCTATATTAGCCTACGCACCCAAAATAAGATAGAAGAGGTATTAATGACACGAAGAACATCAAGAGCTGGACAAAAAGGAGATTCTAAAACAATTAGAATTACTCCTAAAATAGCATCAAAACTTTCAAATTATAGGAAAGAAATACTTGCTGAGCAAGTTAATAGGGGAGTGGTAAAAGAGGGTATAAACTATGATAATAGTAGTTTAAACAAAACTCATACTGTTATGCCAACAAACCATAATAAAGATTTAAATAGGTCGGAATGGAACCAATCACATAATCAAAGGGTAATTAATAGCAACAGTAGATTATCTCCTGTTGTTGCTCATAGTGAATCTTTTATGAGAAAATCAGCTGTTGAAGATTCATTTCAAAAAAATGCCGCTTCTATTGGCGGAGGTGGAGGCGGTGGCTCTACATCTTTTAGTGGTGTAGATAGGCTAGCACCAGAAATTTATTCTCCTCTATTTACTATGGCAAATCTTAATTTGCCAAGAGATAGAATTACAGTAAATGCTTGGCTACGCAACTTTTTTGATTTACATCCGATTGTTAGAAACGCCATTACTCTTCACGCAACATATCCAATTAGTAAGTTGAATATTAAGTGCCCTGATAAAAAGGTTTTACACTTTTTTGAGGATATGATTGAAGAAATGAATCTGTTTGAGTCACTTAGCGGAATAGCACTAGAATTTTGGAAAATGGGCGAATGCGTAAGGTCCTGTAATCATTTAACAATTTTGAGCAAAGGGTTTAAAAGGGCTGATGAGGTTGAGGTAGGAGATTTAGTATTAACTCACACGGGAGAATATAAAGAAGTATTAGAGAGAAAAATTAATTGGAAGCACAAGGAATATTTATCAATAACAATTCAAGGGCAAAATGAACCTATTGAATTATCATCAAATCATCCAATTTATGCTTCGAAGGTAGGCAATATTAACAGAAACGAAAAAAGAAGTAAAATTATTAATTCTCGCCCAACTTTTGAAAATGAAGATAAATGGGAATGGGACTGGATAAAGTCTGGCGAATTATCTATTAATGATTTTTGTATAATCCCGGTTAATAGGGAAGAGGAAGATATTTCATCAATTTCAAAAGACCTATGTAGATTAATAGGAATTTATTCTGCGGAGGGCAGTCTTGATTATAATTCTTATTATAACAAAACTTCAGTTCCAAAATGTGTTGTTATTTCAAATACAGATGAAAATTTATGGAATTACTATAAACCAATATTTAAAAACTGTAATTTGCGATTATCACTTAATGGAAACAATGGTTATTTAAGATCTAATTTATCTAAAAGAGACGCCACTTCTTTATTTGCTAAAAAAATAAAAAAATTTGCTGGACAATACAGTGATAAGAAAATGCTTTCAAGTGAAATAATGAATTTGCCGGCAGATAAACAAATGGAAATAGTTAATGGTTTTATTGATGGAGATGGGTGGATACATAGTGGAAGAATATGTATGGCGACTATATCAAGAACATTGGCTTTTCAAATTAAAGATATTTTGGCGAGAAATTATATAACTTGTTCAATAAACAAGCATTCTAAAAATAGAAAAAATGATATATATTTTATAGAAGTTCCTTTGTTTTATGCTAACAAGTTTAATTTATATAAAACAAAACAAGATAAATTAAATGAAGAAAAAGAAAAAAGACCATTAAAGCCCAATAATGTTCCAAGGGTGAAGTTTTCAAAAGACGGTCATATTATAGCCCCTATTAAAAAAATTGAGAGAAAATCTTTACCAATTGGCGAGCCTCTTTATAATTTTGAAGTAGATGATAATCATTCCTATTGTGTAGAAGGAATTGCTGTTCATAATTGTTTTCCTTATGCTGAATTAGATGAAGAATCTGGGAAATGGAGCAAAATTATTATTCAGAACCCCGATTACATACACGTAAAGAAAACTGTCCTTGCTGGACAGCCAATGATTTCATTAAGACCCGATGCTGTTTTACAGAGGCTTGTAATGAGCAACAATCCAGCGGATGTTCAATTAAGAAAACAAATTCCTGAACAGATATTATATCACGTAAGAGCTGGTCAAGATATTCCGTTGGACAATTTTAATGTTTCTCATCTAAAAATGCTTTCAAGTCCTTATGATGTAAGAGGAACAAGTGTTATTGTCAGCACTTTTAAAGATTTAATGCTTTATGATAAACTAAGAGAGGCAAAATTTGCTCAAGCTGATGGTTTGGTTAATCCGATTACAGTTGTTAAGCTTGGTGGAAACACTGATGGGGAATATAGAGCGACACAAGAAGATCTAGAAGATTTTAAACAAATGCTTGAAGAAGCTCAATATGATAAAGATTTTAAGCTTATTACTCACGCTGGAGTTGATATTTCAAGAGTTGGTGCCCAAGGAGCGGTACTAGATATTGGCTCTGATATGGAATTAATTATTAAAAATATTTATACTGGCTTAATGGTTCCTCCAGCAGTTGTTGATACAGAAAGTGCTGTTTATTCTTCAGCATCAATTGGTTTAGAAGTGCTAAGGCAAAGATACTTTAATTTTAGAAATATGGTTGCTAATTGGCTTCAAAATAAAATTTTTGCTCCAATTAGTGAATTAAACAACTTTTTTACTTATGATGATGGCAGAAAAAAACTTATAATTCCTGAAGTCGAGTGGAATAAAATGAATCTTTATGATTTACAGGATTATATTGGAAATATCACTGGGCTTGTTTCTCAAAAGCAGGCTTCATTACAAACTCTATATAAGAGCCTTGGATTAAATTATGAGGAAGAAAGAATTAAGCAGAGACAGGAGTTAATTAACGATGTTATTAGACAGAGAGAGGAGCAAGCATTAATGACAATGTCTCTATCTGAGCTTAGAACACTTAATCCGGAGAAAGAAATTGCTGAACCAGTTGATGATGTTAAAAGAGAGCTAAAACCTGGCGGTCAGGGTCAAGGAGCTGATATGGGCGGAATGCCTGGCGGCGATATGGGTCTTGGATTACCTGGTGGTGACCTTGGAGGAATGGGTGGCGGCGGCCTTCCTGAATTAGCTCCACCTCCATCTGGAGAGTTAGGTGGTGGTGGTCTTGGAGGCGCCGGTGCGCCAGAGGGCGGCTCAAATATTCCTCCGCTAGGGCCCGGCTCTCCAACGGGAGGCCCATAAGATGACAGATGTTTATAAGATAATGAGAAAACAAGATATTAAAAGAGCTGCAACAAAATTAAGTGTTAGTGTTGAAGAATATGTATTTTTAAGGATCGCAAATAAAAAATGGTGTAATAAATGTGAAAAATGGGAGCATGAGCAATTTTTTCGTAAAAATAGAACTAATGTTGATGGATTATCTTATACTTGTAAAAAATGTGAGCATAAATATCAAAACATATATGATAAATCAAAAAGGGGCTGTTATAGGGCTTATAAATCCGATGCAAAAAGGTATGGTGTAGAGTTCAGATTATCATTTAAAGAATTTTCAAAATTTTGGCAACGCCCGTGCTCATATTGTGGAGAGGAAATAATTACAGTAGGTATAGATAAAGTTAATCCTAATATAGGATATATCATGTCTAATTGTGTCCCATGTTGTAAAGTATGCAATAAAATGAAGTCTAATTTACCTGTAGATGATTTTAAAGCTCATATTCAAAAAATACATAAATATCTTAATGCTGAAGGCAAAGATAAATGAACAACCATAAATTTCAAAAAAACTGTCAATTATGGCATAATAAAATGAAAACTCTTGTTAAAAAGGGCAAATTTTCTCAGGCATTTAAATTAAGACAAAAAATATCTATAGCAATTTCTGAATGGAAAAAGCAGGAGAGATTAGCAAAAGAGAGAGTAAGGCAGCTATCAGCATTGTTTACAATTGCTGAGAAAGAGGCAAGGGAGATAGAATTAAATATTAAAATGGCAGAAAAAAGAAAGACTTCTGGAGGAAATGATGAGCAAAAATAAAATTCCTAGGGTTCCAACAATAATAGAGGCCACAACAATGGCAGATATTCTTGATGGAATAGGAATTCACGAAGATGCTAATTTGATTGATCAGTTTATATCCGAATCTTCAAAGTACTCTAATGACTTTGTTAAGCAGGCTGGCTTATGGTCTTGGGTTTGGAACAAATTGAGTGGAAATGTTAAAAAACTATTCTTCAAAGAGTTTCGTGAGCTTCATAAAGAGGCGAAAAAACTACAAGAGCTTGCTGATAAAGAATTAGATAAGAAAATAAAAGAAAATAAACAAGCTCAAAAAGATTTGAGTCAGTATCAACTGGTTAGTTGGTGGAATAGAACAGAGTCAAATAATGTTTTATCTGAAAACCAAATGAGCAACTTTAGAACAGCTTATGGGAAGTTAATGGCATATGTTTTAGATTTAAAAGATAAAAAAGAAAAAGGCGAAGATCTTCCAGAAGATGCCAATGAAACAGAGATTGGAAAAGTTCCAGAACTTGAAAAAAAAGATAAAATAACTGATGATGAGCTTTTTAAATCTGAATTGGATCAGGAGTGGGAAGAGCTTAATAAAAGAAATCCAAATACTTTTCAAGAAAATCCAAATGGAGATATAAGAATTAGTAAAGAGTTAATTAGTAAATGGAAAAGTCATTTTAGAATTTTAAATAGAGATGGGAATAAAATACTAATGCCAACCAACAAGGGTGGGAAGCTGCCAGTTTTGGTAAAGACTCATATGGGAGCAGGAAGTGCCTGGGAGATATTGGACGAAAACGATGATAGATTTGTTTATCTTAGAAATATTGGCGAAGAAAAGAAAGAGGAGCCACAGGAAAAGGACACTCTTGAGACACCAGAAGGGAAATTTAAAACTCCAGTTGCCCCAGAAAAGGTTGAGCCAGTTTCAGAAGAGGATATTATTTCTGAAGAGCCAGAGGAAATCTCAGTATCAGAGGAAGATATTGTTTCAGAAAAACCGGCTAAAAAACAAGTTTCAGAAGAAACAATAGCTCCAGAAGTTTATGAAAAGATTCTTGAAGAAGAGACTTTGGAAGCACCTCAAAAACAAGCTCCTTCGGATTTAATATGGGTTCAAAACAAAGAAGACGGAAATTATGAGATTATAAATAAAATGAAATTTGATCCATCAAAACAAACCTTGGTGACGGATAAGAGAAAAATCACTTCTTTAAATCTTATGCTTGGAAAACAGTCTGGCGGTAAAGAGGCAAGAACGAATAGACTTAAAGCTCTAATTAAATAAATGGGGAGATATAATAGTGTTATTTATTGACAAAATAGCCGAAGTTTTGGTAAAAAACGGGGGCAAATTAGAAGAAATTCTAAAATTATTATATAAGAACAAAGGTGGGACGAAGAATCGCATTAGTTTATCGTGGAATTCTTTTAAAGGAAAGGAAGATTTCACTATAAAGGTTTATAATGCCGCCATTAAATTTGGATTATCTCCTGCTTCTGCCAAATTAATAACAGCCTTTACCGCTCACGAGACTGGGTGGGGCAAGAGAGTAATGAACTATAACCTTGCTGGAATAAAAGCTGGTGATGGTTGGAAAAAAAGAAGATATTATACATCAGTCCTATCTGATGAATGCGTTCCTTGTCGCAAAGGGCTAAAACCTTCAAACAAGTGTCCTAAAGGAAAGTGTATAGAGAGGCGCCCACGTTATTTTAGAGCATATAGATCTTTTGTTGATGGAGTAAGAGGAGTTTTACAAGTACTAAGTAGAAAAAGATATGCCAAAAGCAGAGCCCTACTTCTGTCTGGAGATCCTATGTTTTTCCGTCAGCTTGGAAGAGATGGGTGGTATACGGCTTCTCCAGGAGCCTATGAGAGTAGTTCTTTAAAAAGATTAAGAACTATTCAAAAAATTCTAAAATCTAGTGAAACATCTTATGAGTTTTCTTTAAGCAAAAGGGCTGATGAAACTTTTCAAGAAGGGGTAATTGAATTTTCTCCTGATCAAACAGATTTTGAAGAGGCAAGAACTGAATTTTCACAACATCCTATAACCGAAGAAGTCCAATATGATTTAAAAGGAATAAAGCGAGAAGAGTTTATTGCTGTTTTAAATGACACCGTTAATAAGCTACGCAGTATTTTTAAATATGATAAGGGATTAAGAGATACTGCTTGGGCAGAGTATGAGGAACAATTGGGTCAAAAAATAACTGAAGATGAGTTTTGGTCTTATAATACGAAAATCATTAGTGAATGGGTTATAGAAAATTGGAATTCTATACCCAAGCCAACAACTGCTTCTTTGTTATCAAAACGAGCTAATTTTAATGAGCCTGGAACGCTATTTTTTCCATCGCAATATGTTGAAGATATTCGTTCAGGGAAACGTCGATACACAATTAGAGCAAATGATGTTCCTGTTAATGTAAATGAAGTTGTTAGGTGTAAAACATATGGCGGAGCCCATCCTTTTAATCTTAAAATAATTGATAAGTCAGTTATGAATACAGATAGAATTAGAAAAGCCTATGGTGATAGAACAGCCGATGGTTTGGAACAAAGGTTTGGCGATGATCATAAGTTTTATATTATAAGGTTTGATTTAGCAAATGACCAAAAAGTTGATGATGTTTATAATAACAATGATTTTGGAAATCGGCACGGAACTGATCCTCATCCATTAGGTGAGGGAGGCGTAATAAGACAATCGCCATATCAGGCGGTTGCTCCTACCGAACCTTATTCTTATAACGCAGTTGATGATGATTTCCTTTCCTCTAGAGCTATGAAAAAAGTTTTAATGATCGTACCACCAGTGTTCAATGATAAAGAATACTTTAAAGCAAAAGATGCTTTTGAGAGAAATAATATATCAGTATCTACCGCTTCAATAAATTCAAGTGCTATTTCCGAAAATGGCAATATTATAAATATGTCTAATGATCTATATAGCAACAATGGTTATAATGGAATTTATATTGTTGGTAATGATATAACTTTTTTAAATAGCATTAGAGATATTATATCTAACTCAATTTGTCCAATTGCCATTATGACAAATGAGGCAATTAATGATAAATTTTCATCTTACAAAACTGCTTCAAGAGAGGTTCCTTTTGAAAAAGATGATGAATTAATTACTGGATATAATGTTGAGCCAGAACATTTAGCAGAAATACTTGTTTCAGAGATTAAGGATAAAGTATCATATGCTATGGATTTAAAAGAGCTGTGGAAATTTGCGGATGAATTGGAAGATGATCCAAATCTACAAAGAATTAAATTTGAAAATCCAGAAGAATATGAGAGGCTTAAATCAGAGGAAGTTTCTAATGAAAACGATCCAGGAGATGAATGGCTTAGGCAGCAAGGCTTAGATTGGGGCGATGAGGTATTATCTCCTGAAGAAATTGTTGTTGATGAGGAACCTGTTGAAGAAAAGAAAAAAGAGCCAATTGTGGAGAAGAAACCAAAAAGAAGAAAAATAGTTTCTCCTTTGCCAGAAAAAGAAGAGACAAAGCCTGATGTAAGTGTTCCTGAGGAAATTATTGAAGAAAAAAAGAAATCTGTTGATTCTTTTAAAGATTTAATGGATCCTGATGTAAAGGGAGATAGTGGCGATACTGAACTTCAAAAAATGCTTTCAGATTTAAAAAATATTGAAGAAGATGAAGAAGATGAAGATAGTTCTGATTTATTTTCTATGTTGGGGATTTCAGATGAAGAATCAAAATCTCCAGAGGAAACTAAAGAAGAAGTTCCAGAGGAAACTAAAGAAGAAGTTCCAGAGGAAAATGAAGAAGAAGTTCCAGAGGAAAATGAAGAAGAAGTTATAGAGGAAAAAGATAGTTTAGACGAATACAAAAAAACTTTACAGGAAATTATAGTTAAAAAGGATAAGTTAAAAGAAAGGCTAGATAGAATTGCTATAATTAGAAACATTATCAAAGGCAGGATTGTATATACAGACAAAGTTAATTATGAAGATGCTATTTCATTATTTGGCGAAAGTGGAGAAGGAAAGTTGAGTTTAGAAGATAGTCAGCGAGCTGATGAATTTTCAAAATCAATTGGAAAAGAAATGATTTCTGGAAAAGATAAAATTTCAGAAGAAGACGTTAGGAAATGGCATAATGAAATAGACTCAGAACTTAAAACTCAAGAATCTAGACTTAAAGAGATAGAAAAAAAATTTACTTCACAAGGAAATAAAAATATAAAAAAAAAAGTAAATGAGGCTAGTACTCTTGAAGATGTAAGTGATTTTGACACAGTTGAAGATGCTGAGGATTTTAAAGAACTTACAGAAGCGGAACCAGACTCTCTAAAACTTTCATCTAATGATTTAAAAAATTTAAAAAAAAAGATAGTGGATGGAGAAGAAACTCCCCACGAAACTATGACCAAAATTTTAAAACTTCAAAATAGAAAAACTATATATGGATTTTCTTTTGAGCCTTATGAAGACTGGCCTTCTGCTGATGATATAATTATGCCAGAAATGTCTGATAAAGCGAAAGAGCTTTTTTCTGTAGAAAATTTTAAAGATGGTTATGCGACAACAAGAGTTTTTGCTAAACCAGATACTTGGCAAATACTAGATGAAGAAGAAAATAGAGACGAAATTCTTAAAAATTGGATATATCCTTCTTTAACAATTAATATCGCAAAGAGATGGCTAAATAACAATATTGCTGGAACAATGGCTCGTGGTGTATTTACAATGCTTGAGCCAAATGAATATGATAGATTTAAAGAAATAAGAGAAGAGCTTCAAATTGCTTTAGAAAATATTGGGTCCAAATTACAAAGAGAAAAATCTAAGAAAAGCCCCAACAAAAAAGTTATTGCTCAATTAGAAAAAGAAAACAATTTATTACAAAAGCGACTAGATAATCATAATATAAGAAACTTGCCATCAGCTCTAACTTATAAAAAATATGCTTTAACTTTTTTCGCAGACATTTTAAATACTTATCTTAGTGATGAAAATAAAAAGCACCAGTATTTATTGCCGAATTATTTATATAAGGCTTTAAATAACTCTATGACTAAAGTTATTGCTAAAGAAAGAGATTTAATTGAAAAGCGTTTGCCAGAATGTTCTATATGTAGAGCAAAAGCAGCAAAGGGCGCCTTTTCAAATATAATGGAAAAAGATAGTAAGTCTAAAAACACTTGGTCTTGCCCAAATTGTAAAAAATATGCGGAAACGGCAGAAAGCAAACTTTCAGATCTAAAATCAAATCACAAGCGATTGAGAATGGAAATTGCCCAGGTTGATAATGTAATTAATGGATTAAATAAAAGACTATCTATTTCAGAGGATGAGGAACAGGAAAATAGGCACCTACAAAGGCTATATACTAAAAAGAAATATAAAGACGAGCTATTAATTCGTAACGAGATGCTTAAAAATGAAATATCTGAAGTAGAAAAAGATTATAAACTATTTTCAAATCAGACTGGTGTTCCAACATTACATTTAATATGTATTAATGAAAATTGTCCGGGACAAAAAATTCCTCTAAACTCCATAGACTGGAGTGAGGAAAAAAGACAAAGCTTTTGGGATACTGAGGCAGGAAAAAAGGCTTTAAGATATTTTAAAAAAGAGTATGATATTGTTCCTCCTTGGCAGGGGAAAGGCAGTGAGGCTGATGACGTGCCAGATAATAAAAGAAGACTTCCTGCTAAAGCAATATGGGACGTTCCTTTTATCTGTCCACACGATGGTTCTAGATTTACGCCAAGAGAGGCTTGGGGCAAAGGACCTATGGGTAGAGGCGGGCTAATATGGGATCCTTATATGAGATCAATTTGGATTTCTCAGCCATCTGTAATAGATGAAGGAGTTCCTGGAGTATCAGATAAGTCTGAACAAGAGGCAGATCAGCATCTAGATATTCTTTATGATAAATATGCCGAATATGCTAAAAGTATTTTGGATATTAAGCACAGACGTCTAACAAAAAAATTCTCTTCAGTTTTAGCTGAAATGATTAACTCTGGGCAAGATGTTTCTAAAATTAAATATTCAAAAAAACATCAAAGTAATTTAAGACTTATGGCTCTGTATGATGAGATAAAAGATTTTTCAGAAAAAAATAGAGACCTATTCATTGCTTGGCTTTCAAAATATTCATATTATGAAAAAATTGAAAAAGATGGAATGGTTATTAAAAGAAAGAAAAAAATAAAACGCTCAACTAAGGAAAATAGAGCAGATTTCTATATACCTTTGCTTCGCTCTTGGTTAGATAGAATGCTACGAGTAAAAAATGGATTTCAAATTTATGGATTAAATTCATTTTTAGTTAATGAAAAAACTGATGGAATTCCATCAAATGGTGAGGAAGGGACATTTTTTATAACTAAAGTTAAAAATGGAGATGATTTCCACGCTAGCTGTAATCTTAAATTAAAATTAAATAAAGATGGCAAGCCTCTAAGAAAAAATTCTTCTAAAAAACCAAGAATAATGAAAGTTCTTGGTGCTTGGAAACTAAATCCAGAAGAAGTTATTAATATAAAAGAAAAATATCCTAGAATTTTAAATGGAGAGGTAGCAGTTCCTGAGGAAATAAAATTTAAAATTTTAAAGGAGAAAGATAATAAGGTTGATGAGATTATAGACTATAATTATCATACATTAAAGTTTAATAAAGAAGATACTACTTTATATGATGGAGAGTATTTATTAGTTCAGGCATATATAATACCTGGAGATTACAGGTGGAAACCTATTAGAATGATGCACGAGGTAAGAAGCGACAATGATAAGGAAAAATTCTTCGAAAAGTTTGGCAGACTGGTTCTGAGTAGTGAAGACAATCCAGATCCAGAGTTTTGGAAAATGGTGCTAGAGAGGACAGAGAAAATATCTTCTGAAACTTCCGACCCTTCTGAAGCCTTAAAAAGGCTGGAAGAGTATTTATCTCAAGGTCAAATTAAGAAATCCAATTATATTCTATCATTTAGAGACTATTAATAATAGAATATTAAAATTAAGGAGTTATGATGGGTTCTGCCAATTTTATTAAAAATCGCTTTATAGATCAAGAATTATGTATTTATTTAGGAGAGGAAGCTGAAACCTTGACTTATTCTGAATCGTGGGCGGCAAATAAGGAGTATTTTCGTGGATTTGTAAAAGAAGTAGAGGACAATATAATTGTTTTTGAAATTCCTGACAATGGGACTTTATATATAAATGGAGATGCTATTTCTCTTTTTTGGCAACCAGATTTTGAATATTATCAGGCTGTTTTCACATCTATAACTCGCAGACCGACAGCTGTGAATAAGAGAGCAACTAGAAAATGAAAACTAATTTATTAGAACAAAAACAAATAGTTAAAAAATTACTTTCTATAATTGATAAAATGGATAAGACTGGTAATATATATTTAGCTGATGCTTTAACAACTTGTATGGAGCATATGTTTAAGGAAAATATTAAAAAAGCTACAGTTGAGTTAAGACAAATAGCAGATATTCTAGATAAAAATGGCGAATATGAAATGGCAGATAATATTGATGAGTTGCTTCCAAAAATCTTAGAATTTAAAAAATTTAGTAAATGTTCAACTAAACATAGGTATAAAATATCTGCTGAAAAAGCATATAAAATGGCTAAACTGCTCAAACAAAAATATTTAGTTGGAATTATTGATGAAAACAACTTTGAATATTCAAAAATGAAAGAATTCGAAAATATATTAAAATCTGGGTTTATATTAACCTCAGCCATAAGTCCTCCAAGAGAATTTAAAAATTGGTGGGATTATTTTAATAAAGGAGAACAAAAATGAGTTTTGATAAATTATCAAAAGAGGCAAGAGTTAAGCTTTTAGATATTCTAAAAAGCAATGATAAAAATGATTTGGAAAAATTAGCAGACATTGCTGATGCTTTTGACAAAAAGGGGTATTTTGAAGCAGCTAACAAGCTTGACGGAATTATTCGTGAAGCGGCTAAAGTTCCTTTAAAAACTTATGCTCAGTGGCTAAGACATCTTAAAAAGATGAATTGTCCCGCAAGAACTCTTAATAAGTTTAAGCAGACTTATAAAGAAACTCTTAAAAAAGTCAAAGAGAAGGGACAAAAGGATCCTGAGAACAAGGCTTTAAGAGCAGCTTGTAAAGCATTGCCTAAAAAATACTGTAAATAAGGTGAATTATGTTGTCTATTAGAGACCTTCCAATCTCTAAAAGGGCAGAGGTTTACAATAAGGATATTGCTGCCAGAAGAACTGCGGAAAGTATATTGAAAATAATGCAGTTTGTATTTTATCGGGTGCCGAGAGAGGACAGAAGTCGCTTTTTAGCTCGCATTAAAGGCAAAATTATACGAATTAACCCAGGGGAAGTTGGTAGTAAAACAATGCCCCCCTCTTCAGTGATTGGACAATCCGTTGGTTTAACAAAAAACCTGCTGAGCGGGCTAAATCCGGCTTTTATTCAGCAGGTTTTAATTGAATTGGCGAGGCTATTAAGTTCTCCAGGAGAAGGAATTTGATTTTATCTATTCGTGAAGCTAAAAATTATGTTGAGAAGCGTAAAGAAGAAAGTGGAAATATAACTTATGTTTACAGCAAAAAACATATAGAAAATAGAAACAAGAAAAAGATGAAAAGAATTAAATCTTTATCTAAATCTTTATCTAAATTGCGTTCTCAAATAAGAAAAGATTTACAAAGTGGCGATTTGAAAACTAAATACACTGCTTTAGCTGTAGCACTCATAGATGAAACTTATGAGCGAGTAGGTAATTCTGCGTCCGCACGAAATTTAAAGCATTATGGCGTCACTACTTGGATGAAAAAACATTTCACTATAAGAGACGGAAAGGCTACAATTAAATATGTTGGTAAATCTGGCGTAAAACAAAAAAAAACAGTTAGTGAAAAAGGAACTTTAAAAGTTTTAAAAGAGTTGTTAAAAGACAAAAGGCCGAATGATAAAGTATTTAAAGGTGATGATTATTCAATTAACGCTGATAATATTAACGCCTATCTAAAAAAATTCAAAATTACCGCAAAAGACATTCGTGGTCTTCACGCGAATGAAGAAATGCGAAAAGCATTAAAGCAAGTGCGTAAAGGCAAACTTCCACCAAAGGGTGAAAAAGAGAGAGATAAGAAGCTCAAAGAAGAGTTTAAATCTGCTCTTGAATTGGCTGCTGCCGAAGTTGGGCACGAGCCTGGAACTCTTAAAAACCAATATCTTATACCTACACTTGAACCTGACTACCTAAAAGACGGTAGAATAGGCACTCTTGCGTCCGCTATTTATCCTTTAAGCAAAAGGGCAAGTTTTATTACAGAAGCTAAAAAAGAAAAGCATACGGGTGCGATGGTTGCGTTAATGCTTCCTGATAATATTTTAAAACGATTAACAAAAGCAGGTTTAATTGATGAAGAGTCAGTTTCTACTGATGGACTACACTTAACTTTATTGTATCTTGGAGAAGCTAAAGATTTAAATAAAATTACCAGAGAAGCTATAAAAAAAGCCGTTGAAAAGGTTTGTTCTAAACACGAGCCTCTTAAAATGAGCATTGCTGGATCAGGATTTTTCCACGCAGGCGAGGATGGCTTTCCTATCTACTTAGTCCCAAATGCGAAAGGCTTAAGTGCTTTACAGACAGAATTGGAAACTGTAGTGAGTAATTTAGTTGATTTGCCGTCGCAATACGGATGGGTTCCACATATGACTGTAGGATTTTCACAAGATAAGCCTGAATTTTTAGACTTTAAGGATAAAAAATATGAGTGGAAAGCAGATACTGTTCGTATCCAAATGGCAGGAGAAAATTTTGCGAATATTAAAATAGGTAAAAAGCCATTAAGCAAAAGAGCCCTTGCTCCAAGCCCCAATATAAATGCTCCAGGTTTAAAGCCTATTCCGCAAAGTCCAAATGTGGTTATTGAACCTTTAGATAATTTAGTACAACAGGCAGTTGTTGGAGTGAAAACATATGATCCAGCACTGCTTAATAATGTAACAAAAGTTGTAGTTCATCAAGGTGGAGGTTCTGGACAGCTTGGACACGTTGAAATGGGTCCAGGAAAGGACCCCAGAGAAGTTCATATTTTCAAAGATCGTATCGTTAATAATGTTAAACAACATCTGACTGGAAGAGCAGAAAGAGATATTCAATTAGCTATTATCCGTGCGATAATGGAAACAATAGCTCACGAAGGCGGTCATATAGGGAAAACAAGGACGCAAGAAGATATTCTCTCTAATCCTCATCTAGGAGAAGGTGAAGCCGAAAGGCAAGAACAAGAGTTTATGTCTAAGTTGCCAAAGATTTCATCTTCTTGTCTCTACTCTAAAACGGCTATGAACATTGATGGTTTTTGGGTTAATACAGAGACAGGAGAGGTAATAGATGTTCCTTCTGGTTCTAGTCACTATCAAGAACTTGCTAAAAAATTAAACGAATTTTTAACTCCTGAGCAAGCAAAAGTTATGAATGAAAATGAATTTACTTTTATTGAATATAATACTACAGACCCTATTAAAAAGAAAATAGAGAAAGAGATATTAGATGTATGGTCAAGAGTGAGTATTATGGGAAATCAATATGGCATTGATCTTCCAGATAAAACTCCATTTTCTATAAAGGCAGTACAAAATGCTCTTATGAGCAGGAATGCTCCGATAAACGGTCTTGCTGTTATAAAAACAGATGACGGAACAACAGAAGCAAGTATTAAAGATTTTCTTGCCATTGATAAATGGGAAGATTTAAATTATATTGGATTTTTTCAAAAAAATGTTTATGGGTCTTTATCAAAACGGTCAGAAAATTACATTCAAGATAAAGAAACAGCCAAGTATATGGCATTAGACCATCCTTTTGAGTTTTTTCAAAAAAACAAAGATTACGAGCATCCAGATTTTACTGAAGATGCCTTAAATTCAATTTTAAATAAATATAGGCGAGATCAAGATATATATATGGTCTTTAATACACTTAAATTACACGAAAAATATCCTGATTTTGGAAAACAATATGCGAAATCTATTTATCCCATTGACTTTTTCTCTAATCATTTATATAATTATTATTATGATATAGGGTTTAATAAAGCCCAAGAACTTTTAAACAAAAATAGTAGAGAATTTTTCTATTTTAATTTAAATAAGATATATCCAAATATAAATACTGATAAATTTTCAAAAATTTTCACTGATGATATTATTAAAAGATTAGCCAATGAAGAAACGGTTGAATTCTCTTTTAAAATGACAAAACTATTAATTACTCGTATTTTCTCAACGCATCCAAATTTAAGAGAAAAATTTAACTCTTATTTAAATAAATATGAATATGTTTATGATATTTATATTGATAATACTTCATATAATACAAGTAAAGTTAGTTTTAGAATAAAAGAGAGGTTTATTGACTACGAAAATGTTGAAGGAAATTGGATACACATTATAAATACTAATCGTTTAACAGATGAAGATTTATATAATGTAAAAAATAATTTTAAACAAATTTTAACTAAATTTTCTAATTTAAATGAAGAAATATGTGTATCAAAAAATGAAGACTTCTTATTTCAGCAATCTAGAAAAATATTTTTAGGTCTTGTTTTCTCAGGACCTGTTGTCTCTTTTTCTGAAAGTGATAATAGCTCTTTTGTAGACAAAATTACTGGAAAAAGAATTTCAAATACAGGGGATTCTGGGTCTTTAAGAACAGAAGGATGGCTTAATCCATCAGACCCAGAGGTAGAATTGATAGGAGTAATTTCAAATAGAAAAGAATTTTTGGCTCAGGCAGAAGAACTTGGCCTTATTACTATAAACGCAAAGGACAGAAAATCTTTCTTACCAAGTAATTATCAATATGAAGAATATGAAGATGAAGAATATGAAGATGAATATTTAGTTTATTATGATAAAGCGGAGGAGTTGGGATATAAAGATGCTTCTCTTTCAAAAAGAGCGGAAGGCATAGAGGATATAATGAGCGTATTTTCTTATCAAGATAATGATTTTAAATGGTCAATAATAAGAACTGAAAAAACCCGTACCAAAGAATTTGTTGTTGCTAATATGGCTTTTAAAGATGAAACTAACTCAATTCGCAATGTTAAAGTAATTTTAAGTTATGCTAATTTTAGTGGTATTTATCATATAGCTGTTTCATCAGATGTTTTTGAAATCATAGAGAAGCTCAAAAAAGATTTTGATATGTGGAGATCTAATAATAAACAAGATGGTCATCCAGTTAATACTTGGCACTTGAGAACAGAGGATAGAGCAACGGTAAGTGATCTTATTAACAGCATTCCACTTTATGTTAATGCATTTATAAGTGGTGATATTGAAAATACGAAATCAAATCCATTTGGAACAGAAGAGGAGTTGGGTAGTTTAATACCTAATTATATATTAAACAAATTATCTTTTCAACGTTTAAGTGGAAACATTTGGAAAAACCGATATGTTGCTGAAGTTGGAAATAAATCTACAGGTGACAAATTAACTGTTCATTTAATGATTAATGAAAACAAGGAATATGCTGAATTTTTTGGAAAAGTAGAATTATATATAGTTTTTAACGACAAAACAAATATCTATAAATTTAAGCTACCAGAGGAAAAGGCACAGTTTAATCAGGCTATAGTTAATATTGCTAATTTAGCAGACAAAATAAGCTCTGATGTTATTAAGAAGCCTTTTGAATCAAGGCTGGATCAAACAACGGCTTCTTTGCTTCAAGCATCAACTGTTTTAAGTGATATAAGGGATAAATTTCTCCCAAATAAACCTATGACTGAGCCAAACCTAAAGTTTGTTGCTAATGTATTGTTAAATAACGAAAAAGAAATGTTAAAAGAGGGAATAACTCTTCTTTGTTCAGATAAGATAGTTTCTGCTTTTAATGCTATTGAGGAAGCTACAATCCATAATGCCTCATTATCTAATAACACTAAATCTTTTATAAAAACGGCAAATAAAGATTTTTTGAAACTTGATCCCAATAGCAGAGAATTCGCAATTGAGTTGTCAAAATGGCAACTTCAAAGACATTTAAATCCAACAGGAAAGCTGGATATTCCAACCATTGAGGCACTTAAAAAGGAAAGGAAAAGCACTCCTTTGACGGTCACACCGTCAGATAAGCCATTTGCGACAACTATGGAGTCATATGAGCCTTGGCACGCGGAAATTGGGAATAACCCTATGGGAATTATGTCTGTTCCACTACCACTGGGAGGAGGAGGAAGATAATTAAAATGCAATATATTTTAAGTAAGAGGGCTATGAATACACTTCCAATAGCAGAAGATCCAGCTATGTGGAAAGATGATCAAATTGTTAATATAATTTGTAATGATAGTTTAAGAGCGAAGCTTGAAGCTTCAGGTTTGGCTGACAAAGTAGTTGAACAAATTAAAAAGCGTAATTTACAGCAGGCAATTAGAGATTGTATGTTACGCAGAAGTGAGACGCAAGGAGATACAAGAGATTGGACATTTTTATCCATTGGGGATGACATTGAGGCTTTATATCCAAATAGAGCAACTGCTGAACAAGCCAAAAGATTTTTAATTAACTCTTGGAAAGAAAAAGGGTTTGAATCAACTTTGGGTCACGCACTTTCTGGAGAAATTATAGATCAAATTAATATGACATACTTAGATAGAGCAGCCGTAGATCCAAAATATCATGATTTAGATCTTATGTCTGAAGATGAAAGAAATGAGATGGAAGAAGATCAGGGAAAGATAGAGCAACTTGCTAAAAATTCAAGATTTTTTGATGATGCGAGGAGCAAGGCTATTGATGAACTTGTTCAAGTTATTCCGGCACCGAAAGGATATAATCCAAAAGAGAAAAATATGCCAGTTGTTTCAAAAGTACGGCCGTCGCCAGATGAATACATATATGGCAAAAATTATGAAGATATTCCTAATGAAGTTCATAAAAAAAGTGGTGAAGCTCCATATACAGAAACAGTAAAAAAAATAGTGGAGCGATCTTTAAAAGAAGTGGAAAGAGAGAGACAAAAAAATAAGGGCAGAACAAAATGGTATGATTATAGAAAATTTCACCATAATGATCCACCAGCAGATATAAAAACTTCTAGTGTTATTCATACTCTAACTAAACTGGCTACTAAGCTTTCATACGGTAACTTACACAAAGAGGCATCTACCGTAATAGATATATTAGACAATATGTTAGAAAACTCTAGTAATGTTAATATGTTAGATGAAGATATTGCTGCCAATTCAATTGGTTTAAGAGAGGATGGGATATTAGAGAATATGAACCAGGGAATGACCCTTCCACCTTTTTTCAGTAATTACGGGACGGTTGATTGATTAACACTATAGAAAAACTGTATAAATCTATTAATATTAATCTATACAAAATGATAGTAAAATTGTGTGGAGGGGCGTAATGATTAATAAATTTTCTTATTCTGCTCAACGTTCTTCTGACATAACAGATGAAGAGAGACAGGCAGCTAGAGAGGCAACCAGGGCATTTTCTGACTTTATAAAAAAGCTTTGGGCGGTTAGACAACAAGATTTAAGATTAGTAAATGTCTTAGAAAAAACACCAGATGCTGATTCTTCGTCTTTAAAAGAGCAGAGACACTTACTGCGAAGGTTTCAGAGAGGGGCAAAAGAAAGATATACCGATTTAATACAATATTTTGCTGGAAAAAAGGATAATGGAGGTAATCTATTAAGTAAAGGTATTATACATAAATTAGCTCCTCTGGAAAAAGATACAAAAACTCGTCAATTGAAAACAACAATTCAAGATGCTATGCAGCAGTTAAAAGAATTTGCTGAAGAGTTTATAGAAGCATTTGAAGATTTTAATGATAAAGATCAGGTTTCAAAAATATTAAATGCTTCAAAAACTTTAGATGAGTTATCACAAAGTTTGGAAAACATAGTTGATAAGCAACTGAAACCTCATTTTGAGCAAAATATAATAAGACGGGAACAGATAATAGGAAGTGATATACAAAATAGATTTATTCGCAGGGCACGTATTTTAAAAATATTGGAGGCATAAATGGCAATTATTAAATATTCTACAGGAAAAATAAAAGAAGTTTTGCCTGAAGATGGTAAAAGAATGCCTAATGAAAATATAAAAAAAGTTCTTGAAGAGGCCGAGAAAGAAAAACCCAAAGATAAAAAGATTAAAAAGGGGAAATAATTAATAGCAGATGAGCCATATTATTTGTAAATATAATGGTTGTAAAGACAAAGTAAGATATAAAGTTAAACAATTATGTAATAAACATTATCAAAGAGAGCGTAAAGGCAGCTTTGGTTATAAAAAAAAAATTATGTTGTAGATGTGAAGTCAAATATAAGCCAAAAGCCCCCAATCAAAAATATTGTAAAAACTGTTGGAGATGGAATAAATATAGAATAAATAATGCGTGTAGAAGAAAACCTCCCACCTCCTTTACTTGTATTGAATGTGAAAATAGTTTTTCTTCAACACAGAAAACTAAATATTGTTCTAAAAGGTGTAGTAAATTAGGTGCTATTAAAGTTAAAAAAACCTATTATAAAAAAAAATTAAACCGGGCAGACATTCTGATAGAGGAAAATCTTATCCTCAAAAATATATTTATAAAGTTTTAAAAACATATTTTAATAATTTGATTTGGAAATATAATGATAGAAGAACAATTAGAAATCCAAAAACTAATTATACATTAGAATTAGATATATGGTGTCCTGAAGTGAATTTGGCTATTGAATATGATGGCGAACATCATTTTTCTATAAAGCCTTATGGAGAGAAAGTTCACAAATATGCTAAATCTTTAGATAAAATTAAAAATAAAGTATGTAAAGAAAAAAAATATAACTCTTGTAAGATTAAATAAAAGCCATAATTGGAAAAATAAATCATGGTTAATAAAACTAGTGGAGAATTACTTAAATGACGATTGTTAAATATGCTACAGGACTAATTAATTCAAATAATTATACACCTCCAAGCCCAAATAGTGATTTTAAAGATGCTCTGCTCAGCTCTGTTGCCGCCAGTGATTTGGAAATTAGAGAAAGATTTGTAAAGTTCGCTAATAATTTAAGACGCGTTGCTCCAAAAGCAAAAGATTTTTTATACTTTACAGCAATAATGCTACATTCGGCGAACGCCGCTCTTATTGACCAAAATACGGGTGAAATAAAAAAAGACTCTTCTGGAAAACCAATAACTGCTGAATGGAAAATTGACGATAAAAGTGGTTCTTGGAAATGGAATTGTTCAGATTCAAATATAAAACCATATAAAAACAATAATGGTGATATATTTCCTGAGTCAGAATTAAAAAAGGCATATAGAAATTGGATTGGTCGCCCATTATGTAAAGATCATCAGAGCAGCTCAGTAGACGGCATTCGCGGTATTATTGTTGATACTTATTACGATGATAAGTTTAAAAGAGTAATTGCTTTATGTGCTCTTGATAAAGTAAACTATCCTGATCTTGCCAGAAAAGTTGCTACTGGCTATGCTAATAGCGTATCTATGGGAACAGCCGTAGGAAAGTCAATCTGCTATGAATGTGGAAATGTTGCACAAGTTGAGGCAGATTATTGTCCCTGTGTTCAAAAAAGAGCCTGTTATGGAGAAATTAACGTTGATTTATCTCCAATTGAATTAAGCCTTGTTGTCACTGGTGCTGATCCACTTGCTAAACTAAGAACAGTAATTGCTCACCTAAATTCATACTCACAAGAAAAAGGTGATAGAATTGAAGAGCTTAAAAAAGCAGGTTGCGTAACGCCAGGGGAACTCGAAAGAATTGAAAATGAAATCATAACTTTAAAGGCTTCTTTGGAAAATGTTGTTAAAAAACAAGCATTTAATAGTGAAGAAGTTGAAACATTAAGCAGGCTTCGTGCTTTAATTGAAAAAGAAGACGAGCTGAAAAATAAAGAAATTTTAGAAAAGCAATATAATGAGCTTTTAAGTGAAATAACTGATAAAAAAGATGAAGTGGAAGTTGTCCCTCCCTATGGTCTTGCTGGAAATCTAGCTATGACTGGAGGAAGGGGGGATATAGCTCAAGATCCTCACAGTGCTGGACCAAACCTAAACTGGGTTCCAGAGGGAAGGGGAAATAGGCTGGCTACTGACATTTCTGAACAGATTTTAAAAATTACAAATAAATTGGATACCATGCAAACTGCACTCCATGATTTAGCAAATGGTATTCAAAAAAACGCTAACATCAATAAGGAGGAGAGCATAATGTCTGATGCTAAGCTACAGCAACGAGCAAAAGCTCGTCGTGAACTATTTAAGGCCGCATACCACCAAGGCGGCGGGGGAGTAAATGAACCTTCAACTACTCCATACCCAGTTGATCCAATAAATGATCAATTAAAAACAAAGGGTGATAAACAAATGGAAGGTCAGGGGATGGAACCTGGCAATGATGGTCTACACCCTGGATACGAGAGTTTTGGTCGTTCTGAGTTAGAACTAAAAAAAATGCTCTCTCGTGCCGAATTAAACGAACGCAAAATGCGTCGCCATGCACTTCTTTCACAGGCTGAAGGTGGTAAGACCTACAAAGATATGCAGGGAAACACTTACATTGATACTGATGATGGTGTTAAAAAAGTTACAGAATCAAATGCCAGTGATGAACTTCCAGAAGAGTATAAAGAGCTTCTAGGATTGGCATCAAGTTCTGTAAAAAATGCCTACCATCTTGGAGGTGGGGGAATTAATGATCCTTCAGCAACTCCATATCCAGTTGACCCAACAAATAATAACCTAAAAACCAATGGTGATAAGCAAATGGAAGGTCAAGGAATGGAGCCAGGTAATGATGGTATGCATCCCGGTTATCAAAGCTATGGTAATGAAGAAGCTCTTAAAAAGAAACTACTTCGTGCCAATCTAAAAGCTGTATTTAAGCTTGCTTTCCACGATGCTGATCAAAAAGTAATCAACAAAAAAGCTTCAAAATGGGTTGTTCTTGCTAACGACCAAAAAATTCTTGAAGCAACTGGTGAGCAAATTTTTGAAGATGAGTTGGAAAAAAGATGGAATAATCTTTACAGTAGAGAATATGGTAAAAACCTATTAGCAGCTGTTCGTTCAAAAGGTCTTAATAAGGTCGCTTATCTTTTAACTGGACAGCCTTTATTTAAAACTGCTGAGCCTGGAATGCCTGATGTGGGAATGCCAGAAATGGGTGGCGGTGCTCCTGGTGGAGACTCTCTACCAACACCTCCGCCAGCAGAAGATGAAGGTCCATCAGCAGATGAACTTGAAGAAGGTGCTTCAAATCCAGTAGATTCTGTCATTTCTTCTTTAGATAGTCATCTAGCCGATGCTGAAAAAGCACTTGGTGATTTAAAAGACCTTATGCAGGAAGAAACTGGCGAGGGTGAAGGAGAATTGCCATCTCCTATGGCCGCAAAAGATAAGGACGAAGATGATAAAGATGATGAAGAGAAAGAGGAAAAGGATGAAAAGCTTTGCGAGAAATGTAAAAAAGCCCAGTGTGCTTGTGATGGAACAGCTCCTGCTACCGCAATGGAAGCAAATGACGGCAACACTCTTGAGCAGGCAGTAGAAGTATTTGCTGATCTTGAGAGAAGCGCTGATGAACTTGCTGTTCTTGCTGAAACTCTTGAGGGCCGTAAAAATTCTTCAAAAGGTGATATAGTTACTGCGCAACTCCTACAGCTTTCTTCAGAAGCAATTAAAGATTATAGGTCTCTTCAGAAAAAGGCTTCATTAGTTCTAGAAGCTGCTGGAAAGAAAAAAGAAGAAGAAGAAGATGATAAAAAAGAAGATAAGAAAAAGGATAAGAAAAAGAAAGAAGATAAAGATGAGAAGGAAGAGAAAGAGAGTAAGAAAAAGGATAAGAAGGCAACTGATATGCTTGAGCAACTTTTACAATCACGAGCTTTAAAAAGGCGTGAACTAGTTAAAGAAGCTATGGGCGAAGATATGCTATCATTAGAAGACGATCTTGATTCTGATTTAGGAGATTCCGATTTAGGGGATTCTGATTTAGGGGATTCTGATTTAGGGGATTCTGATTTAGGGGATTCTGAAGATTTTG